ATCTGCTGATCGGCATCAGCACGTCCCCGCGGTTTCCTCCCTCGGCGCTTGCTCGACGTCTGCCCTCACACCTCAGCGCGCATGCCGGCAACAGCGTTCATGGGCAGACGACGAGCAACCCTTAACGATTCGAGCCGCTCACGCGACGGCTAGGCAGAGCCATGCCAGGACTTGAGATTCGCCAGAAGCACCCGCTTCAGACTATCGCGAAGCGTCCCACAGACGCGCAACATTGCCGTCAGGTTGTCGCACCCAGGACTGGTCACTAGCTGACCTTGGTTGGCGGCACGGGCAATCTGGTTCAAGTTGCGGCCAATGCTTCCGAGCTCCGCCAAGGTGCGCTTGAGGGCTCGCAGCTCCTCTTGCGGGAGTGGCGTCAGCGACCGCAGGTGAGCTCGCGTCAGCACCGATACATACGTTGCCGCTGGCATCCCTCGTGCCGCCGCTCGCTCCCGCAAGAGAATCTGGTCATTGGGGCGCAGACGGATCATCAATCGAGCGCCTCTCCGCGCCCGAGCACCGGCGGGTGACTCCGTGAGTATCGGCGACAGGCCCGCAGGCCCGCCTTCAGCAGCACCAATTCAACCAGGCGCCTGAGCAAGGCTGACTCGCTGAGCAGTTCCTTCTCAGCAAGCGCACGCAGTCGCGCCTTCGTTTCCGATGAAACTCGACCCACGATGAATTGATCTGCTTTCATGTGGGTCCAATTGTTCAACAAGAGCAACCGGTTGCCTATCCTGCATTTGCGCTAAATTCAGCGTAACTCAAACCAAGCCAAACATTTATGGCGCAGCCGTGCGAGAGCGCGCCGACCACGACGTAGCGCCATGGTAAGAGTTCCGCTGAAATTTACGCGGAACTCACTCCCACGAAGATCTCATCTTGCCTCATAGTCGATACTGGAAAGGCGTCGATGAAATCGCTCGGAACCACACATCACGATTTGCTTTCAAGCGCTTAAATGGCATGCCAACTCGGACGAACATTTCGCTGTCACGACAAGAATCCTCTGCGCCTTCGGGACAGTTGCCGCTCGATTTCTCGACGCCGGCGCTGCCGTCACCGTTATCGCGTCCAAAGTCTTCCAGCGCCGTCCAAGAAGATCCGCCAGCTGCCGCGCCCTCTCGCTATCTCACCCGCCGTGAAGCCGCAGCCTACGTCCGCTGCAGTCTGCGCTTCCTCGATGGCATGGAACTGCCCTTCATCCGCAAGGGCCGCTGCAAAGTCTATGACCGCATTGATCTCGATGCACGAATGCAGCAGGATAAGTGCCGAGGGCGGGCCTGGAAGGAGACTTTATGGCCCGTGAACGTGGACTCTACCGCCGCAAGGATTCGCGGTTCTGGTGGATTGGCCTCGTTCTCCCGGATGGACGCCGCGTATGCCAAAGCACTGGGTGTATCAATCGCACCGATGCAGAAAGCTACGTAGTCCGCCTGAAGAACGAAGCAATTGAAGCGAAGCAGCAGGGGCTCCTCGGCATTTTCGTATGGCAGCAAGCGGTCGTGCGATATCTCGAGGAGTTCGCGGACAAGAGGAGCCTCTCGGATGATAAGGATCATCTGAAGAAGCTCGACCCTTATCTTCGGTCCCTGAAAGTCGATGCGATCGACATGACGGTCTTACAGCCGTTCATTCGCGATCGCAAATTGAAGGATGGTGTCTCGAACGCGACGGTCAATCGCGCACTCGAGGTGGTTCGGCGGATATTGAATGTCGCGCATCAGGACTGGCGATGGCTCAAAGGGGTGCCGAAGATTCGGATGCTGAAGGAACCCCGGCGGCGCGTGCGCTTCTTGAGACGCGAGGAGGCTGACCGATTGATCGAGGCCTTGCCAGAGCACATGAAGCCGATCGTGGAGTTTGCGCTCTCGACCGGCTGTCGAGCGGGTGAGATCCTGGGGCTCGAATGGAGCCGCGTGGATCTTAACCGCAAAGTGGCCTGGCTCGATCACGGTACGACGAAGTCGGGTGACGGCCGCGGCATTCCCTTGAATGCGGACGCCGTGGCAGCGCTCGAAGCGACGCGGGGACAGCACCCGCGCTGGTGCTTTACCTTCTCAGGGAAGCGCATCCAGCAAAGCTCCACTGCGTGGGGCATGGCGAAACAGCGCGCCGGCATCGAGGACTTCCGCTTCCACGACCTGAGGCACACCTGGGCCTCGTGGCACGTGCAGAGCGGCACTTCGTTGCCGGAGCTGATGGAACTGGGCGGATGGAAGTCGTACGAGATGGTGCTGCGCTATGCGCACCTGGCCCCGGAGAAACTCTCCTTCGTGGCCGGACGCATTGAGCGGCAGGTATCGAGGCCCGTCGAGGAGGCGCCGTTCGTGAAAAACGTAGCAAAAAACGCTACGTTTTCGCTACGGTCGATAAATTGAGCGCGCGTAAGTTTTTGATTAATTGGTGCGCCCGGAGAGATTCGAACTCCCGGCCTCCTGGTTCGTAGCCTCGCGCTCATAAAGTCTCAAGCGATTGATATATATAACTTTATGTTCGTTGGTGGCGTGGGGAATCCATGCGGGATATTCGTATATAAGCCATTGTTTGGCATAGTACCAGTCAAGCGATTCTCCACGCCCACTTGGAGAAAAATGTGGGCACGATTTCGCAGCGCGGTTGATGGTCAAGAAACTCACTCAAAAGGAACGCCTGGTCGACGAGCTGATGCTCGCGATGCTGGAGTGGGCGTCGAAACACCCGAAGGGCTGGCACGACATCGGGAAGATGCCGGAGTGGCAGCGCGCGGCAGAGCTGCTGGAGAAACGAGGGGTTATCGAGGTCTGGCCGGAGAAGAATCAGTACCGTCTGAAGCGGACATAATCAGTCCGGAGCGCGGACGAGAATCGCTAAGATTTGTTAAGCGCAGCGCATTCGCGCGTAGCGCCATCTACCATTCTTCTTTCCAACACAGGGAGGTGTCATGAAGCGAGTTGTTGTGAGCAACTTCAGTTTGCTCGGAGAGATTTGTCGTGAATCCGGGCACGAGCATCATCTAATCGATGATGTGTTGCCGCCATGGAAGCTGCTTTGGATGGCGCGAGGCGGGATAGTGGTTCTCGACAACGGGTACCGCTACCTGATCAGCCTTTGCTTTTTCAAGATGCTGGCGCCGTGGCGAGTCAGGCTGGTGTTGGTTGACTTCAATCTGTACGCCCCGCAAACGCTGGTCGCGCGCGCGATGGCGCTGATGAAAAGGGTGGCACTTAAGGGGGTCGATCAGTTCGCACAGCTATTCAAGGACACGCGCGGCTACGAGCGTCTTTTCGGAATTGATCCGGCGCGCAATCGTTACCTGCCGTTCAAGGTAAATGGCTGGGAATCTGGGCTAGACAAGTACGTTGCCGATCCGGGCGACGGTTCCTACGTAATTTGCGTTGGGCGAACCTATAGGGACCACAAAACGTTCATCGAGGCCATGCGGATGTGCGGGCTACCGAGTGTTTTGCTGGTGCCGGAGGGCGGGCCAGAGGCGAGCTACGATCTGCCGCCGAATTTGAGGCTGGAAATCCACTCTGACGGCAAGCCAGAGACCTTCATCAACTGGATCAAAGGAGCGGCAGTGGTGGCCATCCCCCGCTTTGCCAACGCCATCTCACCGAATGGCATCAGCACCTACCTGACCGCCATGGCTGCGCATCGGTGTGTGGTGCTGACGGAAGGACCTGGAGCAGAGGATCTTTTGCGCGGCGAAGCGATTCTGGTATGCGCGGAGAAGCCTAGGTGCATGGCTGACGCGGTGGAATCGGTGTGGAGTGATTTAGATCTGCGCCGTTCTGTCGCGCTGAAAGGCCGCAAGCACGCCGAGAAAATGCAGGGCGAGAGGCGCTACATGACTGACCTGATGCGGATTGTTCGCAATGTATAAGGCAATCATCATCACCCTGCTGCTCGCTGGCTGCGACGGTTCCAAGGTTAGCTACAGCCAAGCCAGCGCCATATCCAGATCGTGCTTGGACGCCGGCATGATGCCGCACGTTCACTACTATGCGTATTCAAATGACATTACGAAAGTAACGTGTGAGCCAAAATGACCGTTAAAGACCTGATTGACAAGCCCCTGACATCCTTGTCGGGGGCGTTGCGCCTTTAGGCTGACTGCGCGGACGGATCGGCGGGAGGCGCGGCGGGTGCGCCGGGGTCGGTGCCCGCAACGATCGTTTTGACGGCCGCCAGATCGGCCAGCACTTGCGTGAAGTCGGGCGATGCCTGGCCCTGGAGCGCGGCGATCTGCGCTTCCAGATCGGTGAGCTTCGCCGTGACATCGGTCGCGGTGGTTTGCGCGGTCGCCTTCAAGTCGGCAATCGCGGCTTCGACATCGGCTACGGTCTTGGACATTTTTCCTACCTTTTCGTTGAGTGAGTTGAGAGAATCGAGAATTCGCTGATCTGTTCGCACGAGCCAGCCGAACAGGTTCATTTACTGTAGTCCGTGAAAAAACACGCGAGGATCACAATGGCCACAATTAGGCCGATGACCGCGCCGGCAATGATCTTGAGGGCGATTATCACGACTTCGCCATATCCGCGATCGTCGCGTCCTTCGCCTGACTGCCCTGGCTCGATCCGAACCAATACGCAAGCACCGCCTTTGATTCGGTGACGAGGTAGGTCAGCACGGATCCGTAAATAAGGGCCGTCTGTGAATCGGCCGGAATCTTGACCCATCCGCCGACTACGCCCAGGAACGCGGCCATCGAGGCCGCAAGCACGAAGTAAGACAGCACCGTCGGCGTGCTGCTCTTCGTCGCCGTCTCCATGCTGCGAGCGCTGGCGACGTCGGCCAACTGTAGCTGCTCTTTTTGCACGCCAAGCTCTGCGAGCTTGCCCTGTAGGTCGAGTTCGGCCTGTTTGACCTTAAGCAGCGTGTCTTGAGTCGCGCCGGTCAGCGCGGTATCTACCTGGGCATCGGTTCCCGTGGTTCCGAGGGCAGCGTGTAGCACAGCCGCCGCGAGCGCACCGAAGGGCCCGCCGATTGCCGTCAGGATGGTGGGCGCGACAGTGCCGAGTATCTGCTTTGCAACCGTGCCGATCGTGGTCAAATTCATGTGAGTAACGCTCCTTGAATGGGGACGTCTGCGAAGACGTTCCGTACATAATTTTGTGTTTCGGTGGGCATGTCAGCCAGGACGTAGCTGCCATGCTCGACGTATGAGTGATGCTCGTTGCCAGCGCCCCAGTTGTAGGCAGCGACGCTTTCCTGCCAGTCCTTGAAGGTCCGATAGAGGCTCGCTAGGAACGCGGCGGCCGTATTGATATCGGCTGCAGGGCTGACGCCGGCACCAGGAAAATATTTAGGCAGCAATTGCATAATGCCCACGGCGCCCGGCTTTGACTTGACTGCGCCAGAAATGACACCGGGTCGAAAACTCGATTCCTGGAAAGCGATTCGAGCGAGCAGATCGGTCGGGATGCCATGTTTCACCTCCGCAGCAGCGAGCAGCGGCAGCCATTGGCCGCCGCCAGACTTCCATGCGTCGCTCACTTTGTTTTTTTCGAGTGGTAGCGGATCGCGACCGCGCTCGCGACGATTGCGAACACCAGCGCGATAAATTGCAGTACCGCGTTGATCTGCTCGATGTGCGCCATGAACCACGCCAGCCAGCTAAATACGATTCCCGAGTTCGCCACTTTGTTGTTCATCCTTAAAACCCCCGCCCGGCGCCGGCCGAAAACGCGGGATACCCGTCAGACATCCATCCCCATTTCAGATAAAACTGCTTTCCGAACATCGTCCATGTTCGATACAGCAGCGGCCGCCCTACTCCCGAGACGCCGGGAACGAATCGCAGGTTGTTGCATGGGTTTCGCAGCGCTGACCAATAAAAGGCATTCCACCGATTGAGCGCCATGCCTGGGCCGACGATGCCGTCCTCTTCATTGCTCCATAGCCACGTGAGCAAGCCGCCGCGCCATTGGAACTTCGCCGCGACGAGCTGCCAGGCGTAGAAATACGCGAGGAAACCGATCAGGAAAAAACCGACGACGGTCAGCACGAGGGAGACGATCTGGATCAGAGTAAAAAGCGCGATGTAGCCGAATGTTTTCATGCTTGCGGATTCCCTTTTGCCAACATCTGGTGTGCGGCAATCTGCTCGTTGATTTGTGCTTGAAGCGCCTGCAGTACCGGCAGCGCGTCATCCATGACTAATTTCCCGAGCCCCTTCTGCAGCACGATCCATTGCTGCTCGGTTACGGTGATAACAGCCGCTTGCATCATGTCGTGGTATCCGTCACCAGGCCGTAGCTCGATAGCGCGCTCATCAGGCTGGTAAGCGCAGCATTTCCCGCCTTGCTGCCGCTCACCGTCGGCTTGGCGATGGCATTCGTTCCGTTAAACCCCATTCCGCCGACGATAAGCTGCAGAGTTTGGACGTTCCCGAAGCCTGCGAAAGTCATCGGCGCATTTGCGTTCTGGTTGATGTGAACGACGCCGGCCGCATTCTGCTGGATGAGAAAGTCGTTCACGCCAAATGTCGCGCCGTTTCCCTGTAGCGAGAGAGTCGATACACCGCCGACGGGCGCGTGAATTGACCAGCCGCCGTTTGCGTTGACGATGTTGACGGACGAGGATCCGAGCGAGAGGCCAATTATCGGCGCGAAAGGAGTCGTCGTTATGTTTCCGGCCGTCACATTCGCCTGCCCGTTGGCGACGGTGACGATATAGATGCCGACAAACCCAGGGTCAGCCGCTGGAGTCGTCTGCGTGCCAGTCGCAGCCGCTACCCCTGCCTTAACTTGCAGGTTTATTACGCCCCTGCGCTGTGTGTTCTGCGGCGTGCCGCTATTTCCTGGCCCTGAGAAAGGGACCGCCGGATTCGACGCGTTGTAGTAAGGCAGGACGACCGGCGTCGCGTCGCTATCCGTGTACGCGGCTTGCACCAGATAATTTATCGACTGGCCGACGGTGCCAGGCGCTGGAGTCGCGAGCGTCACGGAGCCGGTTTGAATTCCCTGTTTCATAATCTGGTCGGTCGTGTCGGCGGGTAGAGACCCATATGCCGTGCTGTCGACGTTCTGCACGCCGTAGATGCGGCCAGGGCCTATCAGCACGGCAAGCGATGGCACAACGGTCTGAGTGCACGGCAGTCCCGCCACGCAAAGGTTGCTGCCAAGGATGTCCAGCAACGCATAGCCCAAGCCGACGAACATATTTCTATTCGTGCTCAGGATGTCCGAGTCTTGCGGGATCGCCGACGGGTAAACTATTTGCCTATCCAAAGGGGCCTCCAGAAATGAAAAACCCCGCATTGAGCGGGGTCGTTGTTTGCCTAAATCAGTGAACTAAAGCGGGCCGTAAGCTGCGCGCGACGGCGTGTTATAGGCGCCCTGTGGCACGCCGTAACCTGCGATCAATGGGAACCTTCCGGCGATGAGATCGGCGGTGGCCGTGGTCGTATCCGTCGCAGCGCCGCTTAGTTGAGCCCTGCCGCCGGTCAGATTGCCGAACGCAACAGAGACATCAGAGGCGGCGCCAACAAGCGCCGGGATGCCGTTGTCGATGACGTTGCCAGCGTTCAGCTCTGCCAAGCTGCTGATGATGCGCGTCCATACGATCGTTCCGCCCAGTCTGACGCTGTTTATCGCCGCGTAGATGTCGTCATCGTTCACGCCGCTGGTGAATTCTGCAGTCGCATACTCGGCTTGCGAGCCGGTGTTATAAGCGCCGGTCGAGATGCCGTAGCCGGCAACGTTCGGTATTCCAGTGCCGGCGGGCCGGAATGCGGTCACAAATGACTGATATGGATAGGCAAGAGAGCCGTACCCGCCGACTGCGCTATACGCAAGTCCTGGGCCGTTATAAACGCCGGTATCGAGGGGACGCCGAGGCTCGAACACTATCGGCGGCCGTCCGGTGACGAGAGCCACGGCGTTGATGATCGCCTGTCGCGTATTTCGCAGCGGCAATAGAGACGACTGAATTCTCGATTGATAGCTCGCGTCGCTTTGATTCGGCAGGCGCCGCAGAGAGTTTCCGAAGTAATCGAATGCGATCAGGTCCAAGAACCCATCGGTCGCGGTCGCGATGCGCGTCTGCAATTTCAGGTAAGTGAACAGCGAGAAAACGAACGCCAGAGCGTTAGCGATGCCGGTCAGCAGCGCGTCGCGGATCGGCGTCTGTCCAGGCGCAAACCACCCCGGCGGCATGAGCCGCTGCAAACGGTTCAGAATGTCAGACTGATCGCCCGTTGCCATATCAGGATACCGCTACTGTTCCGGCCTTTATAATCTGCTGCGCGGTCGTGTTGATGTCAGCGGTTCCGCCGTTGAGCGTGATTCCGGTGGCATTCGTCACCCCCTGCACGCCGAAGGCGATGCTCGGCAGGATGTTGAATGGCAACGTCGCGCCGATAGGTAGCGCATTTATGAACGCTTCGATCGCGGCCTCAACGGCGGCAACCGCGGCCGCGTGCACAACGCTGCCGTCAGTCGTGATGACCATCGCGACATTTGCGGTAACAATCGTCGGCGGGAATACCGCGAAAGTGATGCTATCCCCTCTCACCGCCTCGATTGCGGCGCCGACGGTCGCAAGGAATCCCGAGGATGGGTTTCCCGTGCCATCGTCTGCGATCACGAAGAAGAAGCCGGGGTTGAATGTCCCGTCGCGGTTCTCATTTTCGGTGTAGGTAAAATCGACGTTTTCGCCGAGTTGTTGAATGGCAAACGCAATAGCGGCGGGCGTGCCCTTTGAAAGCGACTGCAGGAAGCCAGGAAACCCGGCCTTATATTCCTCGTCGGTTTGCGGATCGTTTCCGTTCTGGAACGCCGCGGCATTCGTGACCGTATCGACGCCAGGAATCGACGAGCCGAGAACGTTGATAAAGCCGGCGATGGCATTGCCAGAGGCGCCTGACACAAGGGCCTCAACGGTCGCGGTGATACTCGAGGTCGAGGCCGGGAGCACGTAGGCATTGAGCGTCGCGTTGAACGACGGCTGCGTCGTGTCGGCAATGACGCCGTATTGCACGCCGGTCTGCGTCTGCACGACGGTACCGACGGCGACGGTCGCCTGCGCTGTCGGCGTGAAGCGAGAAAAGGTAACCGTTCCTGACGCAGGATTTCCATCCTCTCGATCAAAGCCGAATTGCGCTCCCCAGCTATCCGCGTCAGCACCGAAGCTCGTTGCAAAGCGCGTGAGCGCCGCGACTTGCAGTATTTCCGCCTGCAGCCAGAGCGCGAGCAGCGAGTATGCGTCCACAAACGAGCGCAGCACCGAACCCACGGTAAGGTCGAGAAGCTGCGAGGCCATTCCCTGAATCGCCGCGACCGAGTTCTGCACGAACTGCGAGAATGTGTTGGTCGAAACCGCCATTTAGTTACCCACGGTGAAGGCAAGCACGGTCGGCGCGTTGCTCGGCTGGTCGGTGTATTGGATAGATTCTGTAATCGCGTTCGGCCCCGCCTGGTTCACGGTGACGACCGGCGGCGGTGATGGCGCAACGCTGTCTTCCAAGAGGATCTGCCCTTTCGTTACGGCCGCAATTTCTGCCGGGTCGGCGTTCTCACCAATGAACTGCGGGAGCCCGGCGCCATAGTTCTTCTGCCCGATGTAAGAGCCGGGGTTCGTGTTGAGCCGGCGCAGAATGCGCTGCTGGCTGCGCGGCAGGCCGCTTGCTAGCGCGAGATCGCCGGTCGATGAGACAGACAGATCGCCGCCCCAAAAATGAGCGATGTCGTTCAAGGTTCCCATGCTCTACCTCTTAAACCGGCGGCCCGGAATTTCCGCCGCCTGTCTGCACGCCGCTATGGACGTGAGTCTTGAGGCTCTTTCCACCGCCGACGACATCGGTATTCGCGGTCAGCGTCTTGTCGACCTGCACGTTATCGGTGATGTGCATCGTTCCGTTGTGCGTCCATGCGCCTTTGCTGGCGATGTTGCCGCTGCCGTCGAGCGTGACTGTCGCTCCCTGCCCGTCAGAGATCGTGAGCGCGCCCGAATTGAGCAGCTTGAAAAAAGCGCCACTCTCATGCACGAGCCAGAATTCGCCGGACTGGACCGCGAGCGGCTTATTCTGCTGGTTGTAAAATCTCCCCTCGATGACGCCCGCATTGATGTCGCCGTTGATGAACACGACGTCGACGAGGTCGTCTATGTTTGGGGGCGCGAACATTCCCCACCCGTTGCCGATCCAGGCCGAGGCAACAGGTAGCCAGCCGGTCAAGTCGCCGTCCGGCTGCAGCTCCACGACTGCCGTCATGGTGTTAGGGTCAAAGCTCTTTATTGAACCTGGCCGACTCGTGACAATAGAGGACATCGCGCGCTGAACCTGCAAGCGCACCGCGTTTAGTAATACCTTCATCATTGGTCTGGGCTCTCGCTCGGGCTCGTGTTCTGCGCCTCGACCGTCATGCGGTAGCCTTCGTCCTGGGCGCCCATTTCCCGCGTGACCAGGCGCGGAAAGTAAAGCTGATCGAACGCGGTGCCGGTGCCTTGCACCTGTACCGGCGTAGATATGCTCAAGATGTCATCCGCCGGCATGGAGGCCGTCATCTTCATCTCATGCGAGATGATGTTCTCGTAAGTCTTCTGCGCGAAGGCGGCTACTTCGGTCGGCGTCTTGCCGGCCGCCATCGTGAAGAAATACTGTTGCGTCGCCCCGAACGGCGAGGACTTTCCGGCGCCGATTTCCTTCGGCGTCGAGGGATACGACTGCACAACCGCGCGACCAGTCACAAGGTTCGGGCTTCGCGCCGTAACCGATATCCCCTTTGCAACCGTGAGGCTGCGCCCAAAATTCAAATCAGTGACATTCGATACCGGCGAGCCGTTCTGGTTGTTCGGCTGTTTCCAGTCGATCACATACGGGTTGGCCGCGCCGGTCGGACGCGGGTCAGGCTGGAAAAATAGCGAATTGCCTGAAACGAAAACAACGAATCCTTCCTCGCGCGCCAGGAATGAGAGCAAGTCCCATTCGCTGCGGTTCGATGCGAGCTGCACCTGATCGCGCGTGTAGTAGGTGCCGGCTAGAGTCTTGGTCGGCGTGATGTTAGATGTGTCCAGCCCGTGAGACTGTGCAAGCTGCGTCGCGATCTGGCTCGATGTCTTATTCTTGAACTGCGAACCGATGCGCGAATCGATGAACGCGGCGGTCAGGTCGCGCCCGGTGAGCGTGATTTCGCGCGTCACAGGGTTGTAGCCGATGTCATCGACGCGGCCGAATATGAGGTTCGTAAGTTCCGAGACTTGCGGGTTCGCCGGGTCTTGCGGGAAGCCGCCGAAAATCTGCGCGAAAATCTCCGTCTGATTCGAGAAATCATTCGCAGTGAACGACGCCGGCAGCGCCGAGGTCGAGTACACGATCCGAAACGTATCGGCCTCGTAATACGAATTATTGCTGACAGACCATGTCACCCAGCCGGGTACCGATGCCAGCGAACCCACGGGGCCGAGTTGGACAATTCCTCGAGGCCGCCGCCCGGAGGCGACGACCGGCAGCGTGTTGATAGACATAGGTCAGGCCGACAGAATGCCGCCGCTATCTCCCGGCTGTGGCGGGATGGTCAGCGTTTCGCTGCCCTGGATGAACGGGTCCGTAAGACCGTTGGCCGCCGCGATAGCCGGCCAGTCCGTGGCGTCGCCATACTCGTCCTGCGCGATCTGAAACAGGTTCCCTCCCGCCGTATTGACCACGCTGGCCGAAGCATTCACAGATCCCAAGTTCGCCGACAGGCGGCCCAGGACGGCCTGCAACTGCAGGAGGTTAAATAGCTGCATGATGTTCGCGCCAGCGGCTAATAACGCATTAACGGACGATTGCGGGGGTATTCCGGCAGTAACCCCGCCGAACGTCGTCGGCGTGCCGATTGCTTCGTTCACTTGCTCGATCAAAACCTCAACGCGCGCCAGTGCGGCTTGTATGGCCTGCCGGATCGCGTTGATGGTGCTTGTGGATGCGGTCGAGATTGCCATTTATGCCGCCGCGATCATGGAGGTGACGTTCCCCATTTGCGTGTTCAGCTCCGGGTCACCGATCGACTGCGCGAGAGTGTTGGCCGTCACGTTGTCGGCATTCACGGCCTCATCAATCGGCGGCGTTGCAGAGCTCGTAACCGGCTGCGTGTTGTTCGCGATGACTTCGAGAACGATCCGGTACGGGATCTGGTAGAAGCGCTCGAAGGACGGCAGGAAGGACCGAACCACCACTTGGTAGTCGAGGCCGCTCCATGTGAGCCGCTGCGGGAGGCCGCTGACGCGCATCGCGTCGATCGCCTGCGCACGCGCGACGGCGTTTTGCCCGATGATCCATCCGGACCACCCAATAGGCGCCTCATCCGGGCCCATCGCGTCGACGGTGCGCTGTCCGCCCACGAGCTTGTGGGTGACGAGCATTTGATCGCCGCCGAACGGGATGCGCTCTGGTAACTCGAAACCGGTGAACGTGATGTTACCGAGCGTAAGCGTAAGGTCGGACATCAGAATCCTAAGCCGCCAGCGGGATACGGCGCCTGCTGGCTGTCAAAAAGGCTTATGCCGGTCTGCGGAGCGTTCGCGTTCTTGCCGGCGGTGTTGAACAGCACAGAGCCGACCTTGTGCGAATCGAGCATCACGGGCGCGGGAGTGATGACAATCGGTGCGCCGGTCTTGCCCGCAACGTAATCGCTCTCCCAATGACCGCTGCCTGGCTTGCTTGGGTCTTCGACCCAGCGCCGACCTTGCGAGCTGGTGAGCCTGCGTTGAAAGCTCGCCTCGGCTTCCTTGCCGCCCTCAAAATGCTGAGGATTGTTGATATTGCGGAAGAAGCTCGCGCCGCCTTTCAATATCCCAGAGAAAAACGGCAGCACGGTCGTGCCGAACTGAGTTTTAAAGTCAGTCCAGGCGGCCTCAAATTCCTTTTGCTGGCCGGTGATCGAGTCCGGCAATTGCTTGGTGGCGTCGTCGATTCCCTTTGTCTTGTTGAACGCGGCTGCGGCCCGCGCAACGGTCGCGAGTTGCTTTTCCCATTCGTTCGCAAGCGCGCCGCCCGTGCGGCCATAGATCAATGCGTTTTGACGAACAATGCCGGCAGCGTCCAAGCCCATCTTGTTGTAGATCGGGCGAATCACCTGCTCATAGAACTGCTCGGGATTCTCTGCGAGAAGCTTGGAGTTCGCGCCAGTCAGCGGCCCGCGCGGGTCGAGAAACTTTGCAATCCCGCCCTTGCTGTTGAGTTCGACCTTCGAGCGATCCCAAATTTTGTTGGTGAGAAGCTCGTCGATGACCGAGACCGGCAGGCCCTTGATGATTCCCTGCAAGCGCCCGAAGCCTGTAGAGAGAGCCGTGCCCGCGGTGCTGCCGCCGAGCGTGGAAATGCTCGGCTCAAGGCGCGCGTAGCCTTCGCCGGTCAGATTGATCGCGGCAGATCCGCCGCGCTTGGCGAAGGACTGTAACTGTTGCCAGTCAACCGTATCGCCGGAACCGACCTTAAGCCGGTATCCCAAGTCCGACAGCCGGTTGAATTCCGCCTGACTCTTGAGGCCGCCGGCAGACTCCACAAAGCGCAGCATTGCAAGATTCGAGGCGTGCGAGTGAGATGCCGCCTCATCATCGAGCGCGCCATCAAGCGCATTCAGCCTCGACAGAATCGGCGCGGCGAGTTTCGCGCCCTCAAGCGCCGAGGAACCCTCAAGCCCCGCCTCGCGAAAGACGCCTTGCGCCTCGCGGAAGTTGCGAAGGTTCTCGGTCTGCGTCGAGCCGTAGACGTGCATCCCGGCCGCGAATCTGAAAGCCTCGTTGTTCTGAGCATCGGAAAGCCCGAACATCTTGAATCGCTGCTTTTCGGTGTCGAGTGCCTTCGCCGAGTCAAACAGCGTCTTGCCGGCGTAAATCATGCCGGCGGTGATCGCGAGAGGGACGAACGCATCGCCCGCCGCCAGGCCGACCGAGCCGATTCCGATACCGCTGGGGCCCATGTGGACGTTTCCGCCGTGGAAACCGCCGTTATTATGTCGCCCGCCGGACGCGCCGCGGCCGCCTGCCCCGGCCAGCAATCCAGCAGCAGCACCCCCGCCGGCAGACTGCACGGCGGACAAATGCCGGTGAAGGTTCGCGGCGCTCACCGATGCACGCTCTAGTGCGCGGTTCGTCGCATTCGTGGCCGTTGTCAGGCTGCGAAATGCGCTAGAATCGACGGCGATTTTGCCCAACGACTTGTTTAGGGTCGAGGTCAGAAGGTCGAGTCTTTCAAACTCTTTCGCCAAAAGCGCGAGCTGCGGCGATATCAGATTATGGAGGCGCAATGTCACGCCAACTGAGTACGCCTCGAACATCGGGAAACTTCCTATGCGCGTAACGACGCGAATTCATGAATGGTTCGCAGAGCGGGTGCCGTGGGTCCAGTACCCTGACGCGCGCTTCCCTCAAGAAAAACGGCTGCTCTTTCGCCTGCTCGGCCTCACCAATAAACAGCGCTGGTGGATCGCGTTCGCGATCTTTTGGGGATCAGTTATTGCGCTGTCGATCTACGGCAATTTGATCTGAGGCCGCTTCCAGCCCAGGCCCGAGATCCACGCAACGATAGTCTTTGCAGACAATTCTCCGATGCCCAGTTTGCTGTCGTAACCAGCCGGGCCCAAGAACGGCCGCGGCGGAATCTTGTCCGTACCCACTTCCTGATACAGCGCGATATCGCTGTCGCTGCCGACCACCGCCTCATTTCCCTTTGCGCTGACCGTTATCGAGTCCCGCAGTTCGCCCGTGCGCAGCAGCGGCTCATCTTCTGAGAAGCCTTGCGCTACGCGGTCAGCCTTGGTCGAATCCGCCAGCGGGGCCCAACCAGGGAACGGCCCGGTGTAGTCCTGGTACTCTCCGATGCGCTTCTGCGCGTCATCCTTGATGAGTTCGGCCGCCTTTTCGGTTAGATGGTGAGTGACTTCCTCGCCCACCGCCGCGGTCACTAGAAGGTGCCGCGCGAAGCTGCCGAAACTTGAGAATTCCTTCATTTGTCTTTGAAGCTCATCGAATCGAAATCGAACACTTGTCCGCTGTCCTGCTCGCTGAAAATAATGCAGTAGGCGGTGCGCTCAACGTCATCGAGTTGGAACGCGAGATCGAAGTCCACCCCGTGATTCACCAGCCAAAGGGCCTCTCGAACGGGAACACAGGAAACTATTTTTTTATGGCGGCCCTGTTGGCTTCGTCGTCCTGCTCGCCGAAGTTTTCCACGATGCCCTTGACGACCGCCTCAAGCCCCTCATCGCCGACGCGCTGAATCAGCGCTTCCAACTGCAATTTGCTTGCAATCGGGGGAACGTAATCGCCGTCGATCGCCGAGATCCATATCAGCGGCGTGACCATGCCGCGATAGGTTTCGATGTCCGCTGACTTCCCCATCGTCTCGATGATGCGGTATTGCGAGAGAATGCCTGGCTTTTTTAGCGAGATCACTCGCCCCTTTGAGTCGGTGACATTCACTTCCGCGCCGGCCTTCGCGATCACTTGCGCGGTCGGGGTCGGTGCCGTTTCATGCACCGTCAATTTGTTGCTCATGGCTTCCCTTAAACGATCTGAATGCGGCGACGGGAGACGAACGACAGGGACTGGCTCACAGACTTATCGCCCGTGTAGTCGCCCGCGTCCGAGAAGCTCAGAATGACGCCAGGATAGCGATACTGAGAGACGGTGCCGTTCACTTCCTGAATGGTCTCCGTGATCGAGGCCGCTGCCTCGGGGATGCCGAGGAAGTAGTTGGACTCAAGCAGCGCGAAATACTGATCGAGTACCGCGTTCGCGCGCTCTATGTCGAAGCTGCCAGACCACCCTTGAAAAAACCGCAAGTGATCGGTGATTCCATTGATCAGGATGATCTTCTGCACGTTGTCGTCGGACTTCGACTTGAACGACTTGATCGTGTTGAGCGTGAGCGGCCCGGCTTGCGGGGTGAAGATCGTCAGACCGATATCTCGGCCGAGGTTAAATTGACCCTGGGGCATGTATGCGGCTCCGAAAATTAAAAGGCCGCACAAGGCGGCCTACGATGGGTTGCGGGGTTGGTTGTTACTGCTGCGGGGTGACGCCGACCGATGCGACCTGCACCGACGAGCCGCCCTGGACGTTGATAATCAAGTTCTCGATGACCGCGAGGAATTGCACCTGCGCGCTGATCTGCAGGTTGCCGAGCGCAATCTGCGAGGGCGGATTGAGCGCCGGGTCGATGGTCACGCTGTACGGCGTGGTTCCCTGAGAGTTGCCGATCATTCCCTGATCCGCCAGGTTGTCGAGGAACGCGCTCAACGTCGCGAGAATGGTCGCCTGCACTGTCGGGCTGTCGAGCTGGCCGACGAAAATACCCATTCCGGCGAGGAACGTCGTCGACAGGAAATTTATCATCCGCGTGTACGCATCGCCGTGCTGCAGTGGGTTCGAACTCGAGTTGTGTCCCGACTGCAAGGAGAAGTACGAACCGCCCGGCGAGGGGTTCGCGATCACGTCGATGCCGGCGCCGATGAGTGCCTGCAGGTCGGCGTTCGAATACTGCTGATTGCTCATCGACTTTTGCGTGCCGATGATTCCCTGCAGTTGCTTGTTCAGCGGCGAATTCTGCGGGGATAGAGACACAAGCTCGCCAGCAGCGAAAGCCTGAGGGCTCACGAGCCGCTGCTGATTGTTCACGGTGTCGAGCCAGAACACCCAGTCGCCGAATAGCAATTTAAAGGCGAAGCTGTCGACGCCGTTCGACGCCTTATTTGCAATCGCGGTCGAAATCTGATCGCCCGAGACGCTGACGCCAACCATTTCAACGCCGTTCGCGAGGCCGAAGGCGATCTGCGAGGGGAAGCTCGTCTCGTCGACGAGGTCGGCGAGCATTGCCACGCTGATGCCCGTATTGAGCAGCGCGGACATTCCGCTCCGCGGCGTGGTCGAGACGCCTACCATTGTGGCGGTCGTGATGTTTGCCACGCCATCGGTGCCGCCGGCAAGGGATAGAGTCGCGGGGGCCGGGACAGTCGTGCCAACGCCTGCGCTCGCCACGACGATCTGAGACGGGCCGCGCAATGCGGTGTTGCCGTTGTTGATGGCATTGGCAATCGCCACCCATAACGCGTTGCCGGCCAATCCGGCGCCAATGTTGTTGAAGTTCTCGGGGACGAGTCCCGGAGCGCTTACCGTCACCTGGAACGTTCCGGCCTGGGAGCCGGCCGCGATGGTCACTTTCGTACTGTTGCCGAATGAGCCGGTGTGCTTCGACGTGAGCGCGAGGCAATTGACTTGCACTTCGACCGTGGCGGCGGTGTCGGTGCCATCGGTGACGCGCACGCATGTGAAATTGTTCGCGCCCTGCTGCGCGGCGATGCTGACCGCCGTCATTAGGTCAAACAATCGCGGCTGGAGCGGGCCGAATTGCGCCTGGCCCTCGGCGGGAGTCCCGAAATTCACGGGGCTATTGACCGCACCCCATGACGCAGTGCCGACGATGCCAAGACCGTTCGTCGGTACCCCGTTGATGAACTGCGTTGCAGGCGGTTGCACCTGGACGGTGACGCCTGGCACTACCTGCGCGGCGAGATTGATCGAACCGGCCGGAACTATTTGACCCATTGGCTACTCCAGAAATGAAAAAACCCGCCGAGGCGGGTTCTGATGAGGGGTTGAGGCGGCGGTTTACGCGCCGATCTTCACGACTTTTGGCGCGTTGGAACTGGCGAGAATCCTCTCGACCTCTCCCGAGTCGGTGATTTTGTCGCCCTTCTTGTAGGGGCCGAATGGGTGAACAACGACAAGGGCCATAGGAACCTCTTAAATTGAAACGGTTGCGGTTGGCTGAAACGGTGGCGCCACACCCACGGAGGGGTGAATGCCGAGCGTCATAATTTGCGGCGTCGTGATTGTCTCGATCGTCGGGTAATCGACGCTGTAATTCAGGTCGCGACGGTAAACAACCGCCTTCGACATCAAGTCAATGACATTCGTCGAGCGGTACTGCAGATATCCGCGAGACTGATCTGGAAAGCTCAGAAACGCGATGTTGCCGAGCACGGGGTCAATCGCTTTCGAGGTCACGTCCCGATGAGCGGGCGTGTCGCCCCATACGGTGACTTGGAATACCCGCTCTTGCCGGCGAATCTCAAGTCCGGAGGAACCGGATCCGCCGACGCGCGCCGCGGTCAGGTTCGCGGTCGGCGCAAGCGTGATGATCGAGCCAGCACTTGAAGCGCCCGGCACGAGCGCGGCGAGCGCTGCGGCGGCGGTTTGAAGCGTGTCGTCCGGCTGCACGCCGTAGATGTACGGCTGACCGTTCACCAGCAGCATGACATTCTGCGGCGTTGAAACGCTCCCGCCGACCGTAACCTGCTGCCCGCTCACGGTGAGCGTAATCGTCACGTCCGGCTCAGTTACCTTGACCCAATTGTTACGCAGATACCGTGTTGTGTTGCGCTCCATCTTGGAGGGGAACACGGTGACGTGCATCCGGCCGGCGGGAATATTCTGCGAGAGCGCCAAGAGATCAGCGTCGAGCTGCGAAGATGTCGGCCATCCCGCATAAATGATAGTCGGTACGCCCGTTACCGATGGCTGCGTGATTCCGCCCGGGTAGAGCGTCTGCGAGATCAGCGCGACCAGCGCGTTCTGCACGTCGACAAGGTCAGCCATTTTAGGTTTCAGCCTGTGCCGCGTTGATGCGCCATCCGAGATCGGTCAATTCCGCGCTACTGATGACATACCGGCGGTTCTGGTCGTCGGTGATCACGTCCTCGTTTCTCAGGTACGTGTTCGCCGGCAAAACCGGCAGCAATATCGCCCAGGCGGGATTTCGCACATCGCCGGGCAGGTTTACGAGGCTCTTGTCAGACTTCGTTCCGACCAGCACCGAGGCCGGGTATCCGGTGATGAGCGGCGTTTCCTGCGCCACGGTGTCGCCGCCGTAGCCCACCGCTCCGACCCCGCTCTGCTGCTGCGGCCGGAACACATTCACGATCCTATTGCAGGCGATGACCACAATCGGCAAAAGCTGCTGCTGCGCGGCGATAAACCAGTACGAATTGTCAGAGAGGCGCACCAGATAATCGCCGACGCGCGTAAATCGCCCGTCGAGATCGGAAAACCATACCGCCTTGCCGTACAGGTTCGGCTTGACGTAGTTCGGATCCGCCGAGTTGAAAGCGGCGTTGAGCGTCGCGATCTGATTCGTGAATGGCGAGCCGGTCGCCGTCGGCCTGAACACTTGGCACGGCAGGCCGATGCGCTGCGCAGCCTTGCCTCGGCCCGCATAGATGCGAGCCTGAATCGTCGGGCCGTCCATCAGACCACCAGCGAGACGCTGTTACCGCCGCCTTGCAAGCCTTCTCCCGGCGGAATTCCCATAAACGAGCACAAGTCTCGCCGCCACTTGTTGAAAAGCGCATAGCGGTCGCTGACTTCGTTCTTGTTGTGCGTCCATACGGCCGCCTTGTCTGTATCCAGGTTCGCGCTCGATGCCGGGATAGCCGCTTCGAGGGCGGTCAGGTTCGCCAGATACACGTTCTGCACGACCGCGGCTTCCTCGGGAAGCATGTTGGACATGCGATATTCCAGCGTTCCGTAGGACTGGAAAAATCTGTAACTCTGAAAGCTCGACGGTGTCGCGCCAAATTGCGGGTAGCCGCAAAATCGACGGATGTCGACTTTCTGCGCCGTGGTGAAGTTGCCTACACCACCGGGGAATTCTGGCGGATTGCTTGACATCAGTCGTAGCTGACAGAGACGACCTGGCCGGTTCCTGGGACGATCACCAGGCCCGCCAGAATGGGGAAGTCAATCAGGATCGGGCCGACCACGTTCGGCAGCGCGGCGATTTCATTCGCGGCGCCCGCGCCGGCTACCGACGCGCTGTCGTTCACGGTTCCGGCAGTCGTTCCCGCCACGAGCACGTTCACGCGCACGACGCGAGCCTGGGCAAGCGATTGATCCTTGCTGACCGCGACTACAAGCGTAGGCGTGCTGATGTTCAGTGCCGAGCTCTTGCCCTGCCGAAAATACTGACCGTCGCTCACTTCGGCGCTTCCTCGTGCTCCACGACGGTGACCGGCGCCTTGCGTTCGATCAGCAGCTTGATGTGCTCGGCCTCGGTCACGATATGACCCTCGACCCAGCCGACGTACTTGCCCGCCTCGTCGTAGAAGCCATACACCGATGTCAGGACCACGTGCTTGATCTTGGCGAGCATCGACTTGGATTCCGCGGCGGCCTTTTTGGCGGCGGCGGCCTTGTCGGATACTTGCTTCGCGTCGGCCTCTGCGTCGGCGGCGAGCTTTGCTGCAGCTTCGTCCGTTTCTGGTTTTGGGTCTGCCATGTGAAAATTCCTTGTGATTTAAAGCAATGGGGCGCCGCGATCGATCAGCACCTTGACGATGCTCGGGTCGCGCACGATCTGCCCTTCCTTGAACATCATCGTGCAGCCGTTTTCCATCCACCCGTAGGTTTCGTCGAGTACGACGAAGCGCGGCAGCGGCGTATTTTCAGCCTGTGTCGAGACGGCCGGCTCAACGCGTGACTTCTTAGCCATTACGAGACCGGTGCGCCGGCAGCGGTCAAAGCAGCGAGCATCGCGGCGTCAGTGATGACGACAGGTACGCCCTTGCGGAAATAGATGTGCTGACCCTTGAAGGTGAACGTGTAGTCCACGGATGAGGTCTTGACGTTGCCAGCACCGTATTTTGTGCTGATCTGCGCCGCGCTCAATTCCGCGTGCTGGCCGTTGCCGATCGCGCTCGCGCCGGTATCTGCAACGAGGGATGTTCCTAGTGGCATCGCTTGTACTCCAGTGAGAGAGGCGGGCCCGAAGGCCCGCCTTATTGCCTACCCTATCGACTAGCCGGCGTGTTCAAACACCAGAGCGCGCTTGTAGTAGCTCAAGCTCGCGGTCGGGACGATGTTTTGATTCAACGTCTGGTCGGTCGGCGCCACAAATCCACCGATCCAGTACCAGGACTGGGCGATGATCTGCTGCAGGCGGTCGATCGGTTCGCGGGTCACGTGAACGATGTCGTCGACCATGTTGATGATCCCTGCATCGGTCGGCGTGTCGCTCTTGCCCATGCCCTCGAAGTCGCCCTCAACCAGGGACTCCGCACCGCACAGGATCGGCCGGCGGATGGTAGTTCCACCCAACACCTGCACGAACGATTCAGTCGTCGGGATGTACCGAACGTCGAGCAGTTCGATGACTCGGCCCTGCCGGAACTCTTTCGCGGCGCTCTGACCCTGGAACAGAATCTTAAAGTCAGGGTCCGCGAATAATTGACGGCCCGAGACGGGGTCCAGGTACATGTTGTACATGCCGTCGATCGTCGGGACCGCGTTGCGACGCAGGTACGCGACACCGTCGAGAACCGCGCCCATCGTCAGCAGGTCGCTGCCGGTGATCGCCGCCGTGGTGGCGCGTCCGCTCGGTCGCAGGATGAAGGGCCCGCTGCCGGCGCCGCTCAAGTACGAGGTAACCTGATTCAGCACGGTTCCGTCCGCCGTGCTCACGTTGCTGGTGAAGGTCAGCGTGCCCGAGATACCCAGGGGCGCGGTGCTGACGTTGCCGCCGTCCACCGCAACCGCACTCAGGGTATACACGGTCGAGCCGACAAGAACCTGCATCGGGTTGGCGCCGGAAACTGGCAGCAATTGCCCGTTCAAAAACGCCTGCTGAAACCCGCGCACGTCATCAACCGCGATAGTCGCGGCGGGCGCGCCCAGGGTCGTGCGGACTCGAGTATTTCCGCCCATGTACGGGTTGAAGATCGCATTGCGCGCCAACCGGTCCAAGGACTGCGCGGCCTGGATGCCGTTGACCTTCGCATTGGTGAGGAACTGCTCGACGATGCCGACGCGGTTCGTGACGGTGTTCAGGTCGATCGAATCTCCGTACTGGTTGATCGACAGCGTGTACTGCTCCACGGTCCAGGTCGACGGCGTCAGACCGTTGTCCAGGTTCGTGTTGGTGCTCGGAACGAGCGGGGTCGTGGTCGGAACCTTCAAGCCATTGCGGGTCTTGGTGAGGGTTTCGCCGATCTTCGCGGCGAACGGTTCCCGCCGCGCGATCTTTCGATACCCGATGATCGACTGGATCGCGTCGTGGAACTCGCGCTCCAAGAAGTTCTGCTGAATGATTGGCTGCAGAGCAGCCGGAAACGATTGAATACCCAAGGGGAATCTCCTGCGTGGTGTGTTTTACGAACACCCCTGGAGGTCGACTCCCGATGGGCACGGCGCCTTAAAGCGCCTGTGGTCAATGAAAAATCAATATCGCCGCATCGGCGGCGACAAAATCAACGTCTGACTGCAGCGGATCGCGCTGCGCGGTACTCATCATCGCTCATCGCGGTTGCGAGCTTCGGTTGCTGGTCTCCAGGCTTCGGCGGTTTGCCGTTGTTGCTGGTCGACTCGGCGCCGAATAGATACGGTTTCGCCTTTTTCAAATCTTCCATGAGCTTGTCAGCGCCCTCGACTTCGCCCTGATCGTTGAGCTTCACTTTCGAGAGATCGGCCAGTTTCAACCCGTCGAGGTCGACCATGCCGGCCTTGAGCGCTGCGGCCTTGAGTTCTGCGCGAATCACGCGCTGATCGGCGGCGGCGTTCGCTTCCTTGATTTTGTCGGTCGCGACCTGGGTTGAGGCTTCCACTTGCTTGAGCGCATCGGCCTTGGCGGTCTCGCTCTCTTGGTGTTTCTGGCGCCATGACTTGTTTTCCTCGCGCAGCTCGTGCACGTACTCGCGGGAAAAAACTTCCGGCTGCGGCGGATTCTTTGCCGAGCCGCCACCACCACCACCCTCGCCCTCGCCTTCCATGCAGCGGCGCATCAGATTGAGTAGCAGGCTCATCGGTCACCCCCGACAATCGAGAGTTGAGTGCGCTGCGCGGCTTCGCCAGCCTCGCCTTTCGCCACAGCCTCATCGTGCTGGCTCAAGTTGATGTGAATTCCCACTGACAGCAATTCGTTTGCTTTGTAGTGGTTGATGCCGCTCGACGTCATGCCGATGGTGCGGTCGTCGTTCAGCACCAGGACAATGCAGCCCTTGGCTTTCAGCGCCTCGGCGATCAAATCCGCTGCGTTGTTCAGCGTGATTTCGTCTAGCGCTACTTTTCTCAGCTTGTGTTCGGGCATCTGGCCCTCTCCTTGTTGAAATGCTCGCCATCGGGCAAGCGGTCGTCACGTCGAGGCGTCGGCCTCGCCGTTAATCATTGGCCGCACTGAGCGGCGACTTGTCAGGCTTCGCAGCGACGCTGTTCGGCGGCGGGTCGTCTGTCTTGATCTTCGCGAGCTCTGCCGGCACGTCCTCGATGTCGTAGGAATCCGCCAGCGACTTGACTGCGGTTTCCTGCGAAAGCAGCCCACCACCGCGCAATACGTCGAGCGTGGTCGCCTGCGTCGACTTGTCGGCATAGGTCGGCGCGTACCAGGCGGGCCAGCGCAAGGAGATGTCCTTGTCCTGGCTCAATGCCTTGATGCTGCGGCCGCGCTTGTCCTTGAGCGGGAACTTTTCGGATGCGCGCACGATCATGCACAGCAATTCGAGAAGCGCTCCCTCGCCGTAGCTGATGCGCAGCTTGTCTGCGAGCCAGATCAAGGACTGATTCATCAGTTCCATTGCCCGGCCTGACTGTGCCGCGCTGAGCTTGTCAGCATTCGAGCGATTTCCGCCCATGCCTTCGAGCGTGATCTCGCGTAAGGCCTTGACCCATTCCATGACGGCGCTGGCCGCATCGCCGTTGATTTCCAGCAGCTTCGCGTCGCCCTCGGCGCTCGTGATGATCGCGTTTGCCGCGCCCTTGACGACTGCACCGCCTTCGCTGAACGCGGGCTCTTTGATATGCAGCGTCGGGTCAGACTGGTATTTTAGGCCGCGGCCGCCCTGGGACAGCAGGTAGTCGGCCTCGATCTGCGTATCAATCGCCTCGTGCGGGAACGTCGCGGCGCCGTCAATATCGTTGTCACCGCATGGTAGGTTCTTGACCCACACCATCGGGCAAAACCCGAGCTTGTGCGCGACCGTTTTCGCGCTGTCGATAAGCATCGGCTTTTTTGCCTTCGCATCCTCCATCGACTGCGGCAGATACCAATTCTCGGCCTTATCGTCCCAGATGCGCTGGAACCAGAAATCGGACGCAAGGTCGTCATCGGCGATCGTGTAGCCGCCGGCCTTGAGGTCCGCGCCTTTGAGCTTGTAGCGCTCGGTGACCTTTTTGAGCGTGTCGGGCGCGTCCTTGTCCCACTCCGGCGTGAGGTACGGGGTCCGCATCACGTCGAAGAAAACGCGGCTTTTCAGCACTTTCAGCAAAATGCAGATCGAGCCGACTGATCCGAGCGTTGCGGCCTCGATCATCACGCCGTTTAGGGATGATTCCTTGATGATGGTCGCGAGGCCCTTGCGCGTGCCCTCGTCCTTGCAGTCCACTTCCGGGAAGTGACCCTCCGAGAACAGCAGCGACACCGAGTCATTGACGACCGTCTGACAGAACCGCGTGCGCGCCGATGGCCTGCGAGTTGCCAGCGGCAGGTATTCGCCCGCCTCGTTCTTTTCCTCGCTGAATGCGTTCTTGAGCTCGCTATAGAGCTTGCCGTCGATGACGCGGGCCAGCGCGAGAATGTGGTGCGTGCGCTGCGGAAAGTCCGGGTCTTTCTGGTACCCGTCTTTGAGCGTGCGAAAATCAGGCATTTATCGGCCTTAGATTGCCCGCTGCAATACGGTCACGGCAGAGTTGCCCGAAAAGTGTTCTTTCGCGCCGTCCGGCTTGCGGTTTTCCACCGATTGCGCGCTGACGTTGCAATAGTCTGGGCCTGGGCTCACGTGCGTGATGACGTACTCGACAGTGACGACGTCGCCAACTTTGAGCGGGGTTCCGTTTCGATCGTGCATTTATTACCGTCCCATGTGGTGAATCTGCGCGCCGTGCGCAGGCTTGTACGCAAACCGCGTGTAGATGTAATACCCGGTCGCATCCGGCAGATGGTCGAGCCCGAGAGACTTGTCAGGCGACCTTTCCCAATCGCTGGTGCCTTCCTTGTAGGTCAACTGCTCGTAGCACTTGATCGATTCGCGGCAGGAAGGATCAACGAACGCATGGCGCTTTCCGTCGGCGCTCAAGAACTTACCGTTCGTCAGGTTGACCCTGTCACGCACCAGCGGGTGCGCGTTCATGGCGTAGACGGTAAACCCGTGCTCCCGAAGGATGCTGAAATCGGTCTTACCCTGCGCGCTCGTCTTTCGCTGCGCGCCGGCAGGGTCGGGATAGATCGTGACGTGCCGAACGTCCGGCTTCGTGCCTGGGATCTGCTTCCCGTACCGCGCGGCAATCTCTCGCGCCATCTCGCCCGTATCGCTGGTCGGAATGACTACTTCGCCAATCTGCCAGAGATCGCCGCCAGGCTGTTCTTGCCAGATGGTCGCTGACATTGGGTTGACGTTGAAGTCCATGCCCACGTGCAGCGGTAGCAACGCGTTATACGGGCATGACCGCACCGATTCCCGGCGGTCGAAGGCGTAATAGACGCGGCCCGAGTAATTCTCGAAGCTCGCTAGGTACTCTTGCCGGAACGTTCGAGGGTCGAGATTTCGCCGCGCGGCCTCGATCTCTGCCAGCGGCACGTTGCCGCCGTCCAGGGTCGAGTAAAACCATGACTTATGGTCAGGCTCGCCGCCGGACTGACCCTTGTTGTACGTGTCGTAACAGTGATTGAAGCCCTTCGGGGTTCCAATGCGCAGAGCATGGCCGCCGAAGTGCAGAACCCCGTCTACGAACCACTTGCACGTCGCGAGCATCGGCCGGAGCACTTCCTCCCAGGCCACATAGGGGCAATCCGCCCATTCATCGATCAGGACGAAGAACAGGCCCGAGCCGCGCAGGTTGTCGTACGAGTCCAGGCCGACGACGCGGATAACGTGACCGCTGCGCAGCGTAATGCAGCACTCGGTTTCGTTCGGCTTGCCGTCGATCCACTCGCGCGGTATGGCGCGCTTGAGGCGCCGCCAAAATACCCGCTTCGCCTGTTTGAACGTCGGCGCGCAGTACCATATTTCGTCGTCAGGGTGGACATTCCACCGTGCGGCAAGCTCAGCAGCTCGTCGCATCTCCGCAGCGCCCAGGTACGTCTTGCCGAAACGACGACCGCAGACCGCATCCCGGAATCTCGCTACAGCCTGCCAGCCCCACGCGTAGACGTTGGCTTGCTTCGCTGTAAGGTTGATTACCTCAGCGGATCGGTGCTGCTGGCGTCGCTTCATCGGGCTTGCCAGGCGTCAGCGCATCGGCGCTCGGCGCGTCCTTGTTCGGATCGGCGCCAAGCTCAATTAGCAGCGCGCGAGTTTTCTCAAGCGACTCAATGCGCGCGGTTATGCGGTCAATGATGCCGACGTAATCGCGGACCTTTTCCTTGCGGTCCTCGCGCGAGCCTTCCTCGCCGATCTGGTCGTGCGTCGTGACTTCATCAAGCTCGGGCTTGCCGTTCGCCGCGGTCTCAGCCGCGAGAGCGCGAGCAAGGCGGATGCGCTGCAGGCTCAACTCGTGCTCGACGTTGCCGAATTTGAGCGACGCGTAAACCTCGCGTTCGTCCTCGGTCAGATGCTTCGCATAGATTCCATGCGTCGCAGCGTTCTGATTGCCTTTTCCTGGGCCTGTACTCAATCCGCCGTGAAAACGACAGCGCCCATTTTTAGGCATCCCGGCTTTTCGGCATCTGCCGCCAGCACGAGTCTTGGCCCCGCATTTGATAGCCATCGGGCCACCTATGGGGTTGTTTTACAAAAACTTGAGAAAATTCAGCGCGTCGGCGCCGCTAAAAGTGTCCGATCCAATTGAGCATGGAAAGGTAAATCACGAGAGAAAACAGGGCCGAGCCGCGCAGAGAACAGCGCGCAGACCAAAACGAAGAACAGGCCCCAGGTCATGATGCGGCCTCCGTAACCGTCTCGATTCCCGTCACGGCAAACGTCAAGCGAAGATCAAAGACCCCATCGGGGCCGCACTCGAATCCTGCGTGAGTGAGTAAGGCCCCTGCGCATACCTCAATACCGTTGATCAATACCCGCTTAGGCTTTCCGTTCTTGTCCACGACAAAGGTCGCCTTGGGGATGAGGTTCATACCGTCGGCGCTCCGTTCAACTCACAGCAGGCATTCCAAGCAACGCGAAACGATCCCTTCCCGCAGTAGAGCTTTCTGCCTCGGCTATCCGGCGCAATCGCATCAGAAGCGAAGGGACAACGATGACAGCCAAATCCCTCGCCGTTCTTCGCTACTCCGTACACGGCCACGGTCTCGGGCTTCTGAGGATTCTTGAGCTCGGGGTCTCCCGCGCATGTGTCCTCCCAGTACCCGCAGCTTCCGGCCTTGCGGTCGATATCAATCGCGGAGAGTGGCTTGCCGTCCTGGCAGACGAACAGGCAGAGGGCGTATGGCTTGTCATCGGCCTTGTTGCACTCGCCGCAGATGTAATTCCCTTTCGGGTCGAACGTGCGGGTGTTGCCGGTAGTCTCGTCCGCGTACTTGTAGCCCTCAGCGAAGGCCATGCGCCTGTGCGCTTCCTCAAACTCGTACTCGGCTCCCGTGGTCGTCGGCTGAATGAATAACCCGTCAGAGCCGCGCTTAAGGATGACGACTTTGCGAACCGGAGCACGGCTCAGCGCTGCGTCAATCTTCTCTCTCGCGGTCTTGTAGGATTCGGTCATTTATCGAACCTTGAGGACGATCTGGCCTACCTTGGTTTCGCCGTCGCTCATCGTCGTTTCGACGTTGACCGCGTAGTTCTGGCCTGCCGTTGCGCCCGTGGCGTCGAGCTCCGCGAGCGTGAGATTCCCCGACTGTTCCTGTCCCTTCACGGTGATGCCGCTCTGAACTACCCATTCGGCGCTTTGCACGTTCGCGAAAAGCGAGTTGAGGTCGATCGCCTCGCAAGTCCAGACGACACTGCCGTCAGTAGCCATCTGACCGATTGCGTTCGGCCATACCGGCTCTGCATTGCCGGACTGCCCGCCCAGGGTCGTGACGAACTGGAAGCCGTTCGGCGCAGTCGGTCGAATCACCGAGCCGGGCGCAACCATCGCGCCGCGCTCCCAAAAATTAGTGAGCCAGCCGGTCCAGTCGATCGCGTAAATCTCGACATCATCCACTCTCGAGAAAAACTCGCCATACGGCAGCGGTCCCGCCTGGCCGAGAAGCTGGTTGCTGTAGAACGATGTGACTATCAAATGCGACGGCCTTAAGTTGAGCGCGAGGACGCCCAGGGCGCCGCTTGCGGTGACTGAATCGGTCGCGGATCCGGATAGCTTGATCTGCGATGTCAGGCTACCGGCCGCGATGCTGGTCGAGCTCGCCGCCGCCGCGAGTGCAATCTGAGTAATCAGGCTGCCGAACGCAGTCGTTACATCGTTCGCCGCGGCTTGAAGTACCTGTATCGAGCCCAAGAGGCCCGCGCCGCTGATAGAGTCAGTCGCCGCGCCGATAAACAGGATGTTCGTGCGAATCGGGCCTGACGCGGTGGTCGAGTCAGTGGCCTGGGCTGCCAGTTGAATCGCGGTCGACAGAGCCGCCGCAGCGCTCGCGACATCAGCAGCCGCACCAGCAACCGCGATCAGCGTCGTCAGCGAGGCGTTCCCGCTGCTCGTGTCGGTTGCAGCCCCCGCCAGGTTCGCGCCTACAGCACCGAGCAGCGCACTCGCGCTCGATGAATCCGAGGCAGCGGACGCCAATTGGATCGCGGTGTTGAGCGCGCCGACCGCCGACGTCAGGTTTGAGGCTGCCGCCTGTAGCGGTATTCCGGTCGTCAGTACGCCGGCAGCGCTCGATAGATTCGCAGCAGCAGCAGCGAGGGCCGCAGCGCCTACGAAAGTGCCCGAGGCGATCGTGCCGTCAAAGGCGTAGCCGACCATCGTCGGCGTGATGAAAACGTCTATCTCATTGAGATTGACGCCGTCGAAATACTGAATCTCAGCCGCGACGTTGTTCGCGGTCGCATTTATTTGGCCGTCTGGCAGCACGGTGATAGCTGCCGGATCGTACTTGACCACGCTCCCGACGACAGGCGTCGAGAACGGCCATACGAGGTTCGGGTCGAATATGCCCCCTACCCCGGTGTAGAGCGGCGCCACGAGCGTGACGCTCGCGAAATTGATTAGCCCGCCTGCCGCCGTGACCGCATCGGTTGATGCGCCGGCAAGCGCCGCCCCTCCCCCGCCGCCCTGTGATCCGTCGAATGTCGCAGAAGTCGAATCAAACGTGACCGCCGAAGAGTCGAACGTCCATAAAGCCATGCTTTAGGCTCCTGCTATTCGCGGAACCACCTATTCAGCGAGGTTATGTACCGAAATTTGACGCTCGTATTAGCGCTGATCGTGGTCGGCGCGCCGTTGATGGTGCTTGTGTCCGCCGTGTTGACGGTCAACGTGGTGACCGTCTGAGACGTCATGAGCGTGAACGGCTGATTATCGCCGGGCAGAGTCGGCAGCGTGACCGTACCCGTTGCCAGCGTGCCCGCCGGATTGAGAACGAGTTGAGTGACGCCAATCGAGGCGGCAATAGAGAAACCAGTCGTCGGCGTCTGCAGGCTGCGGTTCGGGTAGAGCTGCGAGAACATGGCGTTCGCATCGGCCGCCCATTGCTTGAGCTTCGTTCCGCCAATGCGAGCGCTGTCTCCCGTTCCGTCGCCCGGCGCGGTGCCAAGCAAAAGATTGTCAGAGCGCGAGGCGTTGTCGAGCAGGAGCGGAACGAAGGCCGATGATACAGTCGTTAGCGCACCCACGGCGGTAACCGCATCGGTTGCGGCAGATGCCAGCGCCGCACCACCGCCTGATGATGGCTCAGCAATGAATATCGCGTAGGTTATATACGTCTGGGTCGTACCATGAGTGCTGGTCGCATTCGCCAAAGCGTTGCCGGTCGCCGTAACGCGCGCGTCCTCCAGCATGTTGAAGCTGCCGTTGACGCGCATGGTAAACGTAAGCGGCGACGTTCCGGCAGTCCAACCACCGCTGCCAGCCCCGTCATTGAACCATCCAATCAATGCCCCAGGTTGCGTGGCGACATTGATGTTGTTAGTCGTAATCGCATTGGTTGCGGTTCCAGGATTTTGCTGCTGATTGAAGGTTGAGACGCCCTGGAATCCAGTGGAGGAAAGACCGCTATATTCGACAAAGGCGATATTCGCGGCACCAGGCGTTCCGCCAGCGTAGGTAAGGGTGATAGTTGTTATGCCGGCGGGCGCGACCGGTAAGTAGAATATTGAGAAAAAGTTATTGGCTATAGTTCCGTCCTGAGACGTCGCTTTGCCAACAGTCCAGGTATCTCCTAGATTGTCCGATATCGAGGCGGTAGGCGTGCCACCGCCGGCGCTGGTCTGAGACACAACAATTAGGAAATGTCCAGCCGCCGGCGACACAGTGACCGTATTGCCGTTTGATGCATTCTGCGCTTGGCTCACAAAGGCGTAATTCGCCCATGACAACGCCGGCACGAGTGCCATAAACGCGATCGCTACAATTCTTTTAAGCATTAGCTCACCGCAGTTTCAAAGTTGCAGCCGATCTGCGTAACGGTTCCATCCCACGCCCCCATGTTCACGCCACCTACGCCCGTCCCCAAGCATGGCGAGCCGCTCCCAAGTTGAAACTGCGTCGTGCCATTGCCAGGAGTAATGGCAGAAGAGAACACCGGATTTGCCGCAATCGAGTTGGCATCTGGCGATCCGGTGGCGGCCTGCCAGGCGGATAGAGAACTGAAATTTGTTCCGCTTTGTCCCCACATCGAACTGCTTGAGTGCAGGAAATAGCAGTTATTTTTCACATTCGACCATCCGCCAGTGGTGAGCGCTACGCCGCCTGAGCCAGCATTTCCGCCGCCGCTGCTATTAGCGGTCGTCACTAGGATGGTGTTGAACAACTGCCATGACGCGCCGTTCAAGACTCGAAAATTGATCGGGTTGATTGATCCAGCCCGAGAGTTATAGATCGTGTTATTAAACGTGCTTCCGCTTTGCTCTCTGACGTTGTTTACATCGGTCGAGATCTCCGAGTTGCAGCTATCGAAGATGTTGTGATGGATTGAGTAGGAGGTTCCTGGGGTATTCGGGTTTCCCTCCGCTCCATCGCATCCCGTGATTGCGCCGGAGCCGTTACCGCCATCTGTCGTGCCACACAGATAGAAATAGTTGTTCGCAATATCCTGCCCAGAGCATCCGGTCTTAATGTCGACTGCTGCGCCCTGGCAATTGGCGAAGGTGTTGAAGTGAATGACGGAATTTATGCAGCCGAATTCCTCGTAACCATGACAGTGCTCTATGTTGGTCGCGCTGCCGGTGGCTACGATGTCGTGAACATAGTTGTTCAGGAACTTCGTGCCGGTAGTTCCCTGCATGATAACGCCGCCGGAATTCGATCCTCCGTTGCTGGTCGTCGTGAAACTGAAAATCTCACAGTTCTGAATCGTGATGTTGGATGCGGCGAAGGAAGTGCCTCCCGTAGTACTCGCTGCGTAGCGGCCAGTCACCATGAAGACAGCCGCCGCATTGGTCGGATTCCCCTTAATGGTCAGTCCGTCGAGCGCCCAAAATCCTGCGTGACTTGGATCTTGGCCGATGAGCGGGTTGCCAGACGTGCTCGATGAGTTATCGAGGATCGCCACGCGCTGCGTGTAAACACCGCTCGAATTGCAAGAGACCAATGTCGTGATATTGCCAGCAGAGCCCTGCGGCAAAGTCAGAACCGGGGTATCAAAGGAACCCGGTGATGTCGTGCTCTGCATGCCGCTGGTCGCGTAGGTGCCCGCTACCATGCCAATGACCTGGCCGACCATCGATGCTTGATTCGCGCTGTTAGACAGCAGCGATGTGATCGCCCAAGGCTGCGCCAGCGTTCCTGGGTTCGAGTCGCTTCCCGTGGTCGAGATAAAAAGCGTTGGTATTGGAGCGCCGCCGCCGCTAGTGGTTAGCACTCCGCTGGCCGACGTAGCGTCAGCCGCAGCGCCCTGTAGAACAGGGCCTGCTGGCGCATCTCCATGAGGGTATCTGCCGTGAAAAACCCCGTCGAAAGATGCGGTCGGAATCGAGATTTCGAGTCTCGACGGAGGGCTCACTATGATTCTCCGGCATGTACTAGTTGAGAGTCCAAGTCAGCGCGCTGATCGCAAAGGACGGGGCGGCATCGCCATTATTTACAGTCTTCGACGTGGTCAGCGATGCGCGCCAGAGCAAATTGCCGCCCGAGCTGGCATCCAGCACACAAAACTCGATGACGGTTCCCCAGTTCGCCGTAGGCGATGGGAATGTAATCGTCGCGTTATTGGACGTCTGCCCGCTGGAACCGCTTGAGACTGCGGTCGTAGTCGCGCCTTGAGTGCCCGCCCAGTTGGTGAGCGAGCTCGTGACCGCAACGCGCGCATAAGAGCCGCCGGTCACTTCGGTGCCGCAAGCGGCAGAGCTTCCCGCGCCAGTCGCGAGCGCGACGAACACGGTCGTCGGCGGCGTGTACGCCTGGCCGCGCATGATGAAGTCGATAACCTTGTTCGTCAGGAAATTCGACATTGCGCCGGCTTCTGCCGGGGGCGGCGAGAGGCTCAGAATCGTGAACACCGCGGCCGCGGCGAACACGCTCATCAGTGACTTACGGAAATTCGAGAACATGGACTGCTCCAAGCGGGTTGATTGAAATTAAGGAATAAAAAAACCCGCTCTATGGCGGGTATGAGTTGCGGCTGTGCTGCCGGACCTTACGGCCGGTTCTTTTTCTGCCGGTAGTTCGTCCGGCGCCGCGATTGATACCGCTCTGCCCCGAAGGGGAAGGCTTAGCTTTACGCCTTACCTACTTTCGCGCGGTGGTGTTGAATTTTGGGGCGTCTGCGCCTCATCGGCAACAAGTCGGATTCAATTGCCGGCGGCGTTCGGCCGTTTCTCGGGTGATCGTCCCGTAGCGTTGACAGGCCTGCCGCAATTTCAGCGGCGGTGATCGGATGCCATTCGCCGGAACTTCGAGACCGCGGCAGGTTTCCCCTAGCAGCGGCCGCATCATAACGGCGTTTATTCTCAGCTTGCAGCAGCCGGGCAGCGTGGCTGCGGCTGCCGACGTGCGAGAAACGCTCTTGCAGGTAGGACTGCATCGGTAGCGCAGCGCAATCGAGAATCCTCGGCCTGCCGGTCGGCAGCGTGATCGTTCCGTGCCGACGTGGAGAAAAACGCCCGGCAGGACGTGAGTACATGCGCGCGACAACAGGTCGCGGGTCAGACTGCACTTCGACGTAATCGTACCGGGCGTCTTCTTTCAACATGCTGCCTGATCCTTAATGAAAGCCTGGTACGCCGGGCCGCGAGTAGCGAAAAGGCGCTGCGAGAATCGCTTGTTTCTCTCGCCGATACGGATCAACTCACGTACCGAAATTTTGTTCCACTGGACCGGCCCATTGGTATTCGCAGAGATGACCGCTTGCCGTATCTCGTTGAACCGAGACTTATCGGCCTCAGTGAAGCAAAACCACTCAAGATGAGCGTTCCAGCCTGCATACGCGGCATGCAGAGACGATTCGATCCTTCGAGACGCCGTCTTAGTGCGCGCGTCAAAATAAGCGAAAATCCTAGGTTGGACCGGGCATCCGCAACGAAGCGCCCTGAATCTCTGGATCGGACTTGTCGTAATTCCGATCTTTACGTAGATCGGCCCGACCTTGGCATCCTGACAAAGCAACATGTAGACGTAATGGCCGTGAATCCGTCCGTCCTGGTCATACAGATTGAGCGAACTTACGCTCATGCTTTTGGCGTGGCTTCCATTTTACGCATGACTTTCATGAGGGTGCATTGAACAGGGGTCTAAACCTAGGTTCAAACTATTTCTAGATGAAGCATTCGACCGTAGGTCTTGCAAAGCAGGTAAACACCGCCGCGCGCTTCCTTGAGCGTCGCTGTCCAGTACCCCTCTGTCATCCCGAGCTTCGAGCATTTTCTCGCAACCGAAAGCCCGCTGTATTTCACATACTCGGCGAAAATAACCTCACGCTGGTCAGGCATGAGTGACGACACAGCCCAGTCTGCAAACTCGACATCAGCCGGCGCCGCCAGGCTCGCACCGCTGCCGCTCTGTGATGCTCCGAGCGCAGTCTGGTCGATGATTCGCGATAGCATCGTCTCGACAGGCCAACGAGGCGCACCGTCATGCCGAGCTTCGGGCGCCCACTTCATCAGCAGCGCGTCGATCGGCTTCAGGTGCGGGGCTAGGCGTCGCTGCGCCTGGCGCGTTTCCTCGGGAACGTAGTCATCGCGCATCACTTGCGGCGTATAGCTGCGAACCGTGCTCATAGATTCCACCCCTTTCCCTTGAGAACTTGCTGCGTGAACGTGACCGCGTGACCGCTCTTAACTTCGGCCGGCGTGAATCTCAGCACGGTGTAGCCGAGAAGCATCGCGTCGTTTTGCTTTCGCATGTTGCGGATAATGTCGGTCGGGTGCCCGTGCGCGCCCTTGATCCAGATTCCGCCGTCGATCTCAACCATGACGAAATACTCGAGGAACACAAAATCGCAGCGCCACTTGTGCGATGCCGCGTTCGGGTGCTTGCTGTTCGTGAATCGCCATTGAGCCAACATCGGCGGCATCTTGAGCCCGAGACACTGAATCATGAACGCCCGGTTCGCTGACTCGTCCTGCTTAGGTCTCCCCTTCTTGGGCTTGTCGACGATGCCGAGCTTCGCGCGCACGGCAGGGCTCAGGTCTGAGGCGTGGATCATGCCGCGGCCTGCTGCTGCATCGAATCGTCAACGCACGCCTGCTTTGCCGCGTCGGCGGTCTTGAACTGCATGCCCAGGCTGACCGGCGGGTTGAACGATTGCCCAGGGGGCGCCGCCTTTACTCGACGCCACGCCGAGTACCGAATTTCCCCGCCGGCCCTCACGTCACGGGTGACCGTGTATTTTCCGCAGGCGCTCGCAATGTAGTGCTCGTCACCACGTAACCAGATCATGCGGCCACCTCAAGCAGCGACTCAAGGCGACGTCGCGCATACTCACTTCTCGGCCAGCGCACGCGGGCGTGAGGGCGACGCGGTTTTAGATTTTTGCGCTTTAAGTTCTTTGAGCGACGCCGGGTGAACGCATCGAACCATCCGTCCATCCATTCGAGTTGCAGTTTCAGTGAGGCGTCGTTGTGACCCTCGTAACAGCACGCCCGCACGTACTTTTTTCCCTGTCTGTCGCGAAGTCCGGCGGTGTAGCCGAGTTGATATGCGAGGGTCATGCGGCACCGATCAGCTTCAGCCGGTGATCGCTCGCAATCTTCGTGCAACCGCAGCCATCACAGTATTCGAGCGACTTTCCTTGAAAGTGCACCGATTGCGGAGCGGTGTTGATGTGCCCGCATGGCTTGCCGCCTAAGCTGGCCGGATGGGCGTGACACTGCCAGGTCATGACTTTGCCGCCTCCAGTGCCGGCCGCGGCGCCGCGATCCGCTTCAACCCAGCCGCAAGCCGCGGGTGCAGCGGTCCGGCGAGCTGCGGTAGCGCCTCGCGCGTGTCGGTTGCGTCCTCGATGGTCTGGTAGTGCTCAACGAATCGGCGCTCCAGGAAAGTGAGCTTGTCCTCGTCGCACATGCCGAGAACATTTGCGCCGCCGATAGCGCGGATGGACTGAGCGATCATTGGGGGCGCGCCTTCGACTATCGTGTAACCGTGCAACCCCCACTTGATCCACTTGCGGGCCTCGATCCATGCCTCTGCCGCTGTCGAACGCCCGGCGCGGAGAAGCGCCTCGAAGTGATGCGGTAGCGGCATCCACTCGCAGGTTTTGAGCAGGCGATTCGCAGCGGCCTGGAAGTCTGCAAGCTCCCAGTCCTGCATCGCGTTCCAATACAGCTCCAACGCTGGCGCGCTGAGTTGCTTGCCGCGCAATTCTGCAAAGCCGATCACGATTTCCAGGAATGCTCGACGGTCAGACGGTTTCAAGGGTTGGCTCCGTGCGGCGCATAAATTCCTCAGCCGCGGTTATGTTTGATTTGAGCCGCGCGCCGGATTTCGTCTGCGGCAGCTTCCAGTCGCTCAGAAAATGAAGGTCAGGGCCGACGAACGCGCACGCCTGCTTGACGTATTGCGTGTCCTCGTTGCAGGTCGCTCGGACGTAGGCAGCGTATCGCTTGGCCCCGTCGATAATTTGGATCCACGTGTAACCTTCGGCGAGGCGGGCATTGACCGCGCGCAGCGCCTTACGCCATCCCTGGTCGCCTGCCCTATTCGGGTAGGCGATTTTTAAATCAAAGAATTCAAGCGGGTCTGGCGAGGCGCGGCCTTTGCGCGCCGTAGTGCGTGACGGTTCCCTTGAAGATTCAGATGATGATTCAATGATGGTTATGGGTGCACCACGTGCACCCCCAGGGCGCACCACGTGCGGGGGTGAGGGTGCATCTGCTGCGGGGGTGGGTGCATTTGGTGCGGGGTGCATTTCCTGCGGGGGTGCATTTCCTGCGGGGGTGATCGTGAACAGATTGCTGCGACCATAGCGCTCAGTAATTTGTAGCTTTCCCGCGTCCCGAAGTCTTGAGATTGCGTTCTGCACCGCCCTTTCGGATAGGGACGATTTCTCTGCAATCTTGCGGATGCTCGGCCAACAGGTGCCGTCATCGTTGGCATTGTCGGCGAGGGCTAGCAGTACGAGCTTGTCCGTACTGGCGAGATCAAGCTCCCACACCATCGTCATAAGCCGGATACTCAAATCGTTTCCAGCCTCTTGACGATTGCGCTGAGCTCAGCGTCGCGTTCTTCCTCGGACGCAGCGGATTGCAGCAGCTCGGCGGCGGTCTCGATTTCCGCGTCAACAGGTTCGCTCATGCGGCCCTCAACTGGGAAACGTGGACAGCGTTCCGCAGGCTGTAACGCGCGAATGTCTTCTCCTCGCGCGTGACCATTTCGCAGGCGATGTCGTGACCACGATCGCGAAGCTGCTTGACTCTTGCGGCCAATCGAAAACAACCGAACCATTCCAGCGCTTCGAGTGCTGTCAATGTGTGGCCGTGCGCCAAATAACCGAGGATGCGTGCGTTCTGGCTCCCCTCTTTCAGTGCTTTCATGTCAACTCCAATCGGTAGATTCGACCACGTGTCGGTACGCTAGCGAACATTGCTTGACTTATTTAATTCACCGGGTGCTATCCCCGGCACTTCCCCGCTGCTTCCCTGGCCGTTTTTAATGCGCAGGAATACCTTGTACTCATGAGCTTTTCGTTCCTCATCCGCCAAATACATGAGCACCGCTTCGCGCAGCAGATCGCCGGGCGTAGTGCGCTTCGCTGTCGCGAGCGCGGAGAGGTCGGCATGAACCTGTGGATCGAGCTTCGCTCTCACGTCCTTGAGGTCTTCAGCCATGGATTAATTCAAATCCAAGTGGTAAAAAAATTTGGTCACGCGGCCGACTGCTGCTGTGCTAGTCGTCGCTTCAGCGATCGAATGGTGTCGTAGTGAGCAACGAGGACAGACGATGGGATTCCTCGCCGCTTCCAGTTGTTGACGCGCTGGGCGACATACGGCTCATGGTCGATTCCAAGGAGTCGAGCGAAAGCGACATCGCCGCCGGACGCAGTGATCAAATCGGAAGTCTCGTCAGGTGTCATGCCGCGCATATTAAACACGGTGTGTACTCCATGTCAAACACCGCGTGTAACAAATACATAAACGGATTGTTTAGCATCGCGGCCGTGGTTCCTACTGACCGAAATAAACGCTCAATTGATCGCGCGCTTGATCTTGCGAAGTCCCGCGGGATGAACCAGAGCAAATTTGCGGAAAAAATGAACGTCGGCGCTCAGGACATCACCAACTGGAAGTCAAGGGGAATGCCTACGGACAAGCTCGAGGACGCGGCTGATACTCTGCATTGCAGCGTCGATTTTCTATTGGGACGCGAAGTGAAGGCAAAGCACTTGCCAAGTGGATCTGCGGCAAACGTCGTTCAGCTCGCTAATGCGTGGCCGTTCTCTCCTGTGACGCGCGAACAGTACGACAACCTACCGGACACAGCAAAAGAACAGATACGTGGATATATCGAGGGAAAGGTCAGCGAATCTACCGCTCAAGCAAATCCCGGCCGGAAAAAATTGCGCGGCTGATCGATTTTGAACTCTACAGGGCAAAGCTCGCATGGAAGCGATTCACAGAACTTGCTATGCCCCGCGTGACGAATGAGTATAAAAACACAGATTAGCCACCTGTTGGTTTTCGCGGCTCTCGGGGGCGAGGAACTGCCTCGTTTCACTACGTAGACGATTCCGTCAGGGACACCAATCAGTAAATAGGGGCCGATCCGGGCGTCCAAAAGGCCGCCGCGCATTTCTGTGAAAAAACACTACACACCCTGTTGACTACATAGTACACATGGTGTTTAATCTCTCTCAACGGGGAATCACCCCCAAAGGAGAGACGAGATGGCCAACAAGAGGAAACAGAACGGGACGCCAGTTCCGCCGCAGCTATCGAAGCGCGAGCATTTCGCCGGCTTCGCCCTGGCGGGATTACTGGCCCGCAACACCGTAACCACTGACGCGCCGAAGCTGGCCGTCGCTGCCGCTGACCTCCTGGTGGCCGAACTGAATGGTCGTCGCGCCGGGACTAATTCATGAGCACACGAACCGCCGTCGCTCGCGAAATGTTCGACTGGGCAGACGCGCACGCCGCGCGCACCGGCTCCGTGCTGGAAATCAAAACCGACAAGCCCCTCTTGTTTTGGGGAGCCGAACAAGGCCGCGCGCGTGACGCGGATCGCGCCGCCGCGACTGCCGCAATGTCCGCGCTTCGCCGCGGGGTGGCGCGATGAGCGTCGCGGTTTTCAACATGCACGCCAATTGGCGCGCTGAGCGTCCATTGGTTGTGCGCGACTTGATCAAGAAAGCGCGCGAGATGGGGAACGCCGTCACCATAACGCCATACGCGCGTGACCGCGGCTTTCGATCGTTCGTCGTCAGTTGGTCCAGCGAAGGCTGCGAAGGCCATCTGTATGTCGTCCGCGTCCGCGCACTGGCAAAGGCTCGCGTCAAGGCGGCGGCATGAGCGCCGACGCAAAGCGCATGCAGAAGGCGCTGCTCGAAATCCTCGCGCTGGCTGATTCGATTAAGCCAGGCATGGACCGCGGCGACATCTTTTTCACCGTCGGCAAAATCATGGGAACCGCTCGCTTTCATGGCGAATGGATGAAGCCTGCCGAGGCAGCGCCGGTCTGCGATGACTGCGAAAAGCCCACCGACTGGAAGCACGCCGTGCAGCTCGATCCCTGGGGCGCGCCGACCGGAGAGTTCTACTGCGAGGGTTGCGCGGAGAGGCGATGGGACCGCCAGCAAGAGCGGCTGATGGAGGGCGCATGAGCGCCTATCGCACGCCGGTTGAAATCGGACAGGCGCTCGCGCGCCAAGTTTTCGCGAAACGCGGCAACCATAGCGAGGCGCATCTAAGCGAGGTCGAGCTTGCAGCGTGCATCGCGCTAGGTGTCCAGCGATCCGCCGCGCCCGATCTTTCCGAGGCGCTGCGCGATGTCATGCCGCTGCTGGCTGAGTGCGATTGCATTCACTCAGACCGGGAGGCGCCGCTATGCCCGTGCCGAGCTGCGCGCGACGCGCTCGCGAAGGCGGGTCTATGAGCGCCGTAACAATCCGCTGCAAGTGCGGACACAGCGACGGCTACCAGGCTTTCATTGTCAACCAGTGGGGCCGCCCGCTGCCGGCGAACAAGTTTCGTTGCCCGAAGTGCAAGGCGGTCGAGACCGTCCGCAGTGCGCGCGTCGCGCCGATGGTGCACGCATGAGCGCCTCACAAATTCCAACCAATTCAAATGGAGATACTCCCGTGAAAGAGACAGACACAAAAATAGTTGCCTTCAAGGGTTTCGACGCGAACATGCAGTGTCGCGGTTACCAATTCAAAGTTGGCGAGACCTTCGAGCATGATGGCGAAGTCAAGGCGTGCGAGGGAGGATTTCACTCCTGCGAAAACCCGCTCGATGTTTTCCGCTACTACGCGCCAGGCGTGTCGCTGTTCGCGGAGGTCGAGGCCAGCGGAGTTATTTCCACGCACTCCGATGACAGCAAGATCGCGAGCGGAAAGCTGCACGTCAAAGCCATGATTTCGCTTCCTGATTACATCGGGCGCGCTATTGCCTGGGTGACCGCGCATTGCAATCCGGCTACATCGAATCATGCGGACGCCGACAGCTCAGCGTCGAGCGCCACCGGGTACAGCTCAGCGTCGAGCGCCACCGGGTACAGATCAGCGTCGAGCGCCACCGGGTACAGCTCAGCGTCGAGCGCCACCGGGTACAGATCAGCGTCGAGCGCCACCGGGGACAGCTCAGCGTCGAGCGCCACCGGGTACAGCTCAGCGTCGAGCGCCACCGGGGACAGCTCAGCGTCGAGCGCCACCGGGTACAGCTCAGCGTCGAGCGCCACCGGGTACAGATCAGCGTCGAGCGCCACCGGGGACAGCTCAGCGTCGAGCGCCACCGGCATAGCCGCTGTCGCCATGAGCATCGGCCGGTACGGTCGCGCCAAGGCCAGCAAGGACGCCGCCATCGTCCTATGCGAGCACGACGACGACGGAAAGCTGCTGCACATTCGCGCGAGCAAGGTAGGAGACAACGGCATTGAGCCGGACGTTTTCTACACGCTGGTGGGCGGCGAGTTCGTCAAGGCCGATCAGCAGTAATGAGCGTCCCGCGTAAATACGCGAGCCTCGCCGCGCGCCTTCTGGCGAACAGCGTGCTCGACCCGCTGACCGGTTGCCGCATCTGGACGGGCAAGCGCGCGAAGCGTCGCGGCGGTGGCGAGGACGGCCGTCTAAACATTCGCCTAAAGGGCGGCCGGCACGTCACGCGCAGAGCGCACCGAATCTCATACGAGGTATTCGTCGGCCCGATCCCGCCCGGCCACGAGGTCGACCATACCTGCGTCAACTCGCTCTGCATCGAGCCTACGCACCTGGAAGCGGTAACGGGCGACGAAAACATAAAGCGCCGCGATCAGCGCGCAATGGAAGAAAACATCGCGCGGGGTCGCGCCGTCGAATCAATGGAGGAATACGCATGAGCTGGCAGCACGCGCTCGAATTGCTTGGGATCGCATCAATCTCGTTTTGCATCCTGGTCTGCGTTATCGGTGCGCGCATAGCGCGTAGGCGAGACCGCGAACGGATTCTAGGCCGATTGAATTCGCCTTTTTTCCGACAGGTCACGGACCCCTACTACCGCGCTGGGAAGCTGCAATGACCGCATCCCTCGCCCGTAACCCGCGCTTGCTGCGCGATCTGCTCGCCGACTCGATCCGCGAGAACCGCCGGCTTAGGCGCCTGGTTGTCGAGCAGCGAAACGAAATAGACCGGATCACGCAGCAGCGAACCGAATTTGATTTGAGCGCGGATGTTCCCGCGCTCTGTCGCAAACAGGCCTGATAGTCCGGCATCAACCAAGAGGAAATCATGAACGCAATAGTAAGAACAGAAACCGTTTCTCAACTGCCGGCCGCAGCGGGCGGCGACGGCGGCCCGCCGATGTCAAGCGTCGGTGCCCTGATGGCGATTATCGACCGCGCCGCATCGGATCCGAACTTTGATCCCGTGCGGCTCATGCAACTGCTCGAAGTAAAAGAGCGATGGGATTCGACCGAGGCGCGCAAAGCCTTCGTTGCTGACATGGCGGAATTCAAGAAAACCCCGCCCGTCATTTTCAAAAACAAGCACGTCGGCTTCGACTCTCGCCGCACCGGGCAGAGCACCGCATACGACCACGCGACGCACGCCGAGGTCACGTACAAGATCATCGCTGGCCTCGCGCAGCACGGCTTCTCGCACCGATGGGTGACGACTCAGCCCGAGGGGATGGTGCGCGTCGAATGCGTCATCACGCATCGGCTCGGCCATTCCGAATCGTTCTCGATGGTTGCGCCTCCGGACACGTCGGGTAGCAAGAGCCCGGTACAGGCGATTGCGTCAACAAAGACGCTGCTGGAGCGCTACACGCTGCTGGGCGCGACGGGTTTGTCCACCACGGACCTACCGGACGCCGATGACCGCAAGACCGGCGACGACGCGCCCGAAGCCGATCAGCGGCCTGCGCTCGCGCAGGACGTCGTCAACGCGTTGAAGGTTGCGGCAGAGATGGGAACCGCCGAACTGTCCGCAGCGTTTCAGAAGCTCGCCGAAACAACGCGCGCCCGAATCGTCGCCGACTACAACGAGGAATGGACCGCGCTCAAGGCTGAAGCGGCGAAGGTCAAGAAGGGGGCGAAGTCATGAATTTTACCGTTATAGATTTCCCTCAGCGCTCCGACGAATGGCGCGCGGCGCGCGTCGGCCGTCTCACTGGCTCACGCGCCGCCGCCATGATGGCGAAGATTAAGTCCGGCGAGGCCGCAGCGCGCCGCAACTTGCGCATCGGCCTGGCGCTTGAGCGCGTCACGCAGCGTCCCTACGAGCGCGCATTTACGACGCGCGTCACGCAGCAGGGCATCGACTGCGAGCCGATGGCGCTCGGCATGTACGAGGCGCGAATGGGGTGCATTGTCGAGCGGACTGGGTTCCTGTCCAGCGGCCCGGTCATGGTCGGTTGCTCGCTTGACGGGCACATAAATGACTTCGAGGGAATCATCGAGGCGAAGTGTCCCGAGAGCGCAACGCATCTTGAGTATCTGCGTACACGCAAAATCCCGGATGACTACCGCTGGCAGTGCATCCATAACATGTGGGTGAGCGGTGCGCGCTGGTGCGACTTCATCAGCTTCGACCCGAGCTTCCCAACTGACCTGCAATTCCTTTGCGTGCGCCTAGAGCGCAAAGAGGAAGAAATCAGCGCGTATCAGCGCGACGCCGAACGGTTCCTCGCCGAAGTCTCGGTCGAGGTCGGTGAAATTCAGAAATTGAGGGCGGCATAAATGAGTGAGGAAAAGACAGCGGCACCGGACGCGATGGCCCTGGAGCTATCCAGGGTTACAACCGGCGTCGAATCAATCAACCGCATCGAGGCTGGTCTCGCCGATCTGCGCGAGCGGTACCTCGGCGTGGTCTACGAGGTCACAACGACCGCTGGCATGGACATGGCGAAGGAAGCCCGCGCATTCATCCGCGAGCCGCGATACGAGGTCGAGCGCATCCGCAAGGCCGCAAAGGCGCCCATTCTCGCGCTCGGCAAGCAGCTCGACGCGGTTGCGGCGCGCATCACTGAGGCCATCGAAAAGATCGAGGCGCCGATACACCTGCAGATAACCAACGAGGAAGCGCGCAAAGAAGCGGAGAAACAGGCGCGCATTGACGCCGAGATATACCGCGTAAAGGCCCTACGGGAGCGCGTCGATGAATTGCGCGGCTGTCAAACGCTGACGCCGGCCAGCGGGTCCGAGCTGATTGCTGAACACATCACCGACCTTGAGGCCATCAGGCCGGACGCCGGCTTTCAGGAGTTCGAGCAGGAGGCGTTTACCGTATGGGACAACGCCCTTACGAGACTTCGTGGGCTTCATGGCGCTGCCGTGGCCCACGAGACCGAACAGCGCCGGCTCGCAACTGAGCGCGCCGAACTGGCGAAGCGCCAAGCCGAGCAGGCTGAGCGCGAGCGCGTCGCCGCCGAGGAACGGCGCAAACAAGAGGCCGCCGACAAGGCGAAGCGCGAGGCCGAAGAAAAGCGCCTCGCCGATGAGCGCCGGGAGAATGCCCGCATAGCCGAGGAACAGCGCCAGGCGAACGCCGCGGAGGAAAAGCGCCTGGCCGATCAACGCGCGGAACTGGAGCGCGAACAGGCGAAGCTGCGCGAGGCGCAAGCGCCGAGGATTGAGCCGGTTCCGTCCGCCGTGCCGGCGGAACTTGTCACGGCAACCGTCACCGTCAAGCCGCGCGTGAGGGCTCTGCCGCCGCCGCCCGCCGAACAAATGATCGACGCCATCGAGGATCACTTCCTAGTGGACCGCTCGACCGCTCTTTATTGGCTTTTGTCTTTCAAAACTACCGAGGTTGCAGCATGAATACAGGAACATTTGCCGGCTACCTGGGCCGGGACGCGGAGCTTCGCAACGCTGGCGGGACCGATGTCGTAAATTTCAGCGTCGGCGTAACGATCGGATGGGGTGACAAGAAAAAAACCCTGTGGGTCGGCTGCGCGCTGTGGGGCGAGCGCGCTGAAAAGCTCGCGCCGTATCTGAACAAGGGCCAGGCCGTAAGCGTCTCCGGCGACGTCGATCTGCGCACCTACAAAAATGGCGACGGCGAAACAGGCGCAGAGCTGTCGCTCAACGTGCAGCGCGTGACACTGCTCGGCAAGCGGAACGGCGAGCACTCGGCGCCGGCTGGCAAGAGCGACAGGCCGCGGCAGTGGGGAGACGCGCCAGCGAGTACGCCCAGCCAGAAATCCGACAGCATCGACTTCGATGACGACTTTCCTTTTAACCGGGTGGGTGCGTGACAACCACTTTAAAAACATGCCTCAAGTGAGCCAGTAAATGCCCGTCCACACTTTCATCCTTCCAAAACTTCGAGCGCGCGATCAGCAGATCTGCGCGGTGGTCGACGCGCTCGAAGATTTGCCGATGGTCGAGGGGTTCCGCGTTGAAGTGCATCAGCACAAGTCAACGCGGAGCCTCGCGCAGAACGCCTATCTGTGGGGTGTCGTCTACCCGACGATCGCCAAGCACCTGCAGGGATGGGAATCCGACGACATACACGACTACTGCCTGGGCGAGCATTTCGGATGGGAGATCATGGAGGGCTTTGGAAAGAAGCGCATGCGCCCCGTGCGCCGCAGCTCGAAGCTGAGCAAGTTCGAGTTCATGGAATACATCGCGTTCATTCAGCGGCGCATGGCTGAACACGGGATCGTCATTCCCGATCCCGATCAGAACTATCGCCGCGATATCGAGGCGGCCGACGAGGAACAGCAGGACAAAGCGGCATGAGCTACTTAACCGAGTTTGCGCGCAACGCGCACTGCACGATTCGCCTACCGTGCTGCAACTCTCAGATTGAGACAACCGTCGGGGCGCACTACCGCAGCCAAAGGCTAGGCGCGGGCGCGAGCATCAAGCCGCACGACATTTTCACGGCGAACGGATGCAGCGCTTGCCATGACGTTGTCGACGGCCGCGCCGACCTTCCAGGCTGGACGCGAGAACAGATTCGACAGGCACACGCCGAGGCTGTTCTCGAAACAATTCATTTGAGGCTTCGACTGCGCAACGTGACCTTGCGCACTAAATCGGGCCGGGAGATTGAAGCATGATTGATTTAGATCCGAACGAATTGGTAATCGACTACTTTGCCGGCGGCGGCGGTGCGAGTACCGGAATTGAAGAGGCGATCGGTAGACCGATCGACATCGCGCTCAATCACGACCCCGAAGCGGTTGCGATGCACGCAGCGAATCATCCGCGCACGAAGCACTATTGCAAAGACGCGTGGGAGGCCGATCCTCTGGAGGTCACGCAAGGCCGTCCCGTGGGCTTGGGATGGTTCTCTCCCGACTGCAAGCACTTCTCTCGAGCGAAAGGCGGAAAGCCTGTGTCGAAGCGCGTGCGCGGCCTGGCCTGGGTCGTCGTTAAATGGGCAAAGGCCGTGCGGCCTCGCATCATCATGCTCGAAAACGTCAGCGAGTTCGCTACATGGGGGCCGCTGCTCGAAGACGGAACGCCTTGCAATATCCGCAAGGGCTTCACCTTTCGTCGCTGGTGCAAGATGCTCCAAAACCTCGGCTACGAACTCGACATGCGCGAGCTGGTGGCTGCCAAGTATGGCGCCGGCACGACTCGCAAACGCCTATACATCATCGCTCGCTGCGATGGCCGGCCGATCGTATGGCCAGAGGAGACGCACGGACCTGGGCTGCTACCTTACGTGACCGCGGCCGACTGCATCGACTGGTCAATCCCCTGCCCGTCCATATTCGAGCGCAGCAAGCCGCTGGCCGATGCGACGTTGCGCCGGATCGCCCGAGGGATCACGCGCTACGTGGTCAACAATCCCAAGCCGTTCATTGTCACCATGCGCGGCACGGACACGGCCCACGTTGACGCCAGCGCGAAGCCGGTCGAGGAACCATTAAGCACGGTGAGCGCGGGAGGCTTACACCACGCCCTAGTAACCCCGATCATATCGGCGTTCCATGGGCTCAAGGGCAATGAGTCGCGTGCGTCTCAGTTGACTGACCCGCTGCCGACGCAAACCGCCGATCCAAAGTTCTGCCTGGTATCGCCAATCATTGCGCCGCTGACCCATCACGGAGACCGCCGCGCGCACTCTACCGCTGAGCCGCTGCCGACGATTACGGGCGCCCACCGCGGCGAGCTCGCCCTTATAGCGCCTACGCTGATTCAGACCGGATACGGCGAGCGGAACGGCCAAGCGCCGCGCACGCTTGACCTGCAGAAGCCACTCGGAACCGCAGTAGCCGGCGGCGTCAAGCACGGAGTGGTCGCCGCATTCATCGCAAAGCACTACGGGGACAACGGTCAACGACCGGGCCTGCATCCGAGCGAACCCATGAGCACCATAACTTCTGTTGACCATCACGCCTTAGTCCACGCCTTTCTGCTTAAGTATTATGGGACGGACCAAAATCCTCGCCTAGAAATTCCGCTCGGGACGGTCACGACAAAAGACCGATTTGGCCTGGTAACCGTCATGGGCGACAAATACTACATCGCCGATATCGGGATGCGGATGCTGACCCCGCGCGAACTGTTCAACGCGCAGAGCTTCCCTCCGGATTACAAAATCGACCCGATCATCAACGGCAAGCACCTATCAAAGACGGCACAGGTGCGGATGGCCGGAAACAGCGTCTGCCGAGTCATGTCATGCGCCATGGTGCGCGCGAACTTCGCCGGCAGGATCGCGGCCGCGGAGGTTGCATGAGCGTCTACGTCGACCAGGCCCGCAACCCGTTCGGCCGGATGCTCATGTGTCACATGATCGCCGACACGCTGCCCGAGCTGCACGCGATTGCCGGCAAAATCGGCATTGCTCGAAAATGGTTACAAGCGTCCCCGCCCGCGAGCTTCCCGCATTACGACATCGCGCAATCGAAGCGGGCCCTTGCCATTGAGGCCGGCGCGGTGTCGGTCACGATGCGCGAACTGGCGCAGCACATGAAGAGAATCCGCAGAGGTTCATCGAACGATGGAAAAGCCGAAACAGGAGAGAAGCAATGATCGAAAACGACCCATTCGTGCAGCGCGAAGCGAACCGCGCCGCTTGGGACAATGGCGGCATGGAGTCGGTACTTGCCGGCGGCGGCATCATCATGACCCATGACGATCTAGTTACCGCGCTTGGCCCCGAGGCATCCAAGAAGATTGCGGACGCTGGTTTTGTTCTTGTCCCGCGCGAGTGGCGGGAGCGTGTTTTTCGCGCCTCTCGAGATCGCGCTGCTGTCGATGGAGAGGTTGATGTTCAAAAGACTTAAACGCATCGAAGCGCTGCTCACCGAATTGCTTACGAATGAGCGGGAGTGTTTGCAGATAGTCCAGTCGCGTCTGATACAACTGGCCTTGGAGGATGCGGAGCGGTCCAAGCCGTTCAAGTGCCCGTTTCCTGAATGCGCAATAGCGCCTTATCACGTGCACATGGTTGCGGTTGCCGCCTCTCCTGCCAGCGGAGGAACTGTCACGTGATGAAAGTCGCCGTTAAGCGGGCGCTTCCTAACCTAGCCCATCGCAATCGGGGCGGCGCTACGAATTGTTTCGAGTTGGTTTGCGGGCACTACGCGCATTTTCCCGCCTCGCGCGGCACGCCTAAAACCGCGTGGTGCAAAAGCTGTCGGCGCGTCCACGGTCCCGAATGTGAAGTCACAAAAACCGGGGGCGGGTTGGTGGCTTGCACTTGCTCTCAGTCTGATGCCGCAACGGATCGCAAGCCATAACCGCAGTCCGTAACGAACTGCCGTACATGCAGCAAAAACAGCGCTACGTCAGGGTAAAAATCAAGGGCACGCGAGGCCCGGTGTGTATCTGCGAGCCGCGCGACGTTCCCGACATGACCGCCGATGGCGAAACCGAGTACGAGATTGAGGACGTTTGGATGACTCAAGACGAAGTAGAAGCGCTGACAGAATTCGAGGGGTTTTAGAGATGAGCCTGAGTCAAGATCTGAAAGTAATTCTAGGGCCGCGGCCGGTCTGCCCGCACTGCTCGAAAGAATTCACGCCCGGGCGGCCGCATCAAAAGTTCTGCTCGCCTAAATGCCGGATTGCAGCGCACGGCGACGGAGGCTTACGCGGAGCGATTTGCGCCGTTCGCAAGTGCAAGGGTGACCGAGTGCGGGTTACGGTCGAATTCCCGCCAGACGTAGCTTTTAACGCGTTGCAGTTACCGTTTGGTGCGGTGGTGGAGTTCGCGAAGTGAGAGGCAGCGAAGAATTGGTCCAACTGTCTTCCAAGCATGAAGGATCTTGGCCTACGCCAAAGACTTGGGAGATATCAGACATTCGGCTCGCGCCTCACTGGGATGCGCTCGTCACGTTTTTCGATGCTGGCGGAAACAAGCTATACAGCGAGCGGCGCGAATTCGAGGTAGCGAAGTGAGCGTCACCCTACTTCCCTGCCCTTTTTGCGGCGGGCCGCCCTCGCTGATTGCAAAATGGCTCGATGAGAAGCGGGTCGAATGGGTCAACATGCCGGCGCCTCTGCCGTCGGACGATGGCGTCTTTGTCAGCGCGTGGGTGTTCTGTCACGAGTGCGGAGCCGATGGTCCCGAGGCAGAGGGAATCTGCTGCTGGTTTACTGAAATAGCCGAGATCGAATTTAACGCCGTCGATAATTGGAACGTCCGCGGACAGCGGCACAAGGATCTCTACGACGTGAACTACGCCGAGGGGCGCTGCCGGTACCCGAGGCGCGATCTATGAGCCCGCGCGCCGACTACACCCGAAGCTTGATATTCAAGCATTACCGGGAAAAGCAGCGGTTTCCTTTGGCCCTGAAAATGCACCCGGTATTTTTAAGACACCTAATGTCAGAGCCGGAAGCCTTTCGCGTTTTCTCGTTGATAGGCGCCGCCCGCACGTTCGAGGGCTTCCCGATTGAGCAAACGACGGCCGTTCATGCGGTCGAGGTCGTGCCATGAGCCGCGAATGCCCGAGGCCGTTGAAGCGTCCCTATAGCACGCAGAAGCGCGCGAAGGAAGCGGCGGCGGTCGGCGGCCGTGCCCGCGGCATTGAGCTTACAACGTACAAATGCCCAGGCTGTCGTCAATGGCATCTCACGAGCAAGCGGGAGACGGCATGAAGTTGGTGACCGTCAAAAAGGCGGCCGTATGATCCTATCGCCGTCCGATCTTGTTGAAGTGACCGGCTTCACCCGAGCATCCGCGCAGATACGCTGGTTGCGAAAACACGGCTGGAAGTTCACTGTAAGCGGCATCGACAAGCCGGTCGTAGCCATTGCCGAGTTCAACCGGCACATGGTGGGCGGTCGGGCAGCGCGATCGCAAGAAGTTAATTTGGTGGGGATAAATGGGTAGAAATAGGCGCTCTGACAGGCACTTACCGGCGAAGGTCTACCTCGAACACGGCGCCTATTACTATCGAGACGGCAAGAAACCACGGATTCCGCTGGGTAGGGATTTGGGAGAGGCGCTCGCTAAATACAGCGCGCTGATTGGAAACACGTGGAGCCTGCGCACGCTCGGAGATGTGATCGACCGGTACCGGATCGAAGTGCTCGCGCTCAAGAAGAGCGAGAAAACGCGCAAAGAGGAAGGAAGGTCTCTCGATCGCCTCAAGATAGCACTGGGCCATTTCCTGCCTGACAGCGTGACCGCCGTCAATCTATACACCTACATGGATGCCAGAAAGTCGAAGGACGGTCGGCCGGTGCCGATCGCTGCCCGCCATGAGATCGTGCTCCTGGGCCACGTCTACAAAAAGGCGAAACGATGGGGTGCGGCGTCCATCAATCCGGTTACTGGGATCGAGCTTCCCGAGAAGGCTGGCAAGCGGCCGTACGTACCCATGGAGCAGGTCGAGATGGTCAAGAAACTGGCGAATCCTCGGATGCGCCTCGCGATCGACTGGGCGGTGATGATTGGTCAGCGGCGCGCCGACCTGTTGAAGCTCAAGCGCTCGGATATCCGCAAGGATGGGATCTACGTTCAGCAGGGCAAGACAGAAGCTGAATTGATCATGGAAATGAGCCCGGCCGTCGAGACGCTGATTGCTCGCTCGGATGCTATGTCGCCGCAGATCCCGCGAGAATATTTGATCCGCAAGGGTAACGGCAAGCCCTACTCGGGAAGCGGGTTCTATCAGAACTGGCGGCGGCTGATGCTCAAGCACGCCAAAGCTGGAGGCCAATGGTTCACGTTCCACGACCTGCGCAGCGTGTCGGCTGACGAGGCGGATACCATTGAGGAAGCGCGTGACCGGCTGGGTCACGCATCGACCGAAACGACCAAGCGTTTCTATCGCCGCAAGCCGACAAAAGCGAAGCCCGCATCATGATTATTCCCCACACTTATCGTTTTTCCCCACAGCGAAACGCGAAATGTGGTGCGCCCGGAGAGATTCGAACTCCCGGCCTCCTGGTTCGTAGCCAGGCGCTCTATCCAACTGAGCTACGGGCGCAAAGAAGACACTGACAGCAGCAGCGTTGCTCGACGATGAACAGTGTCCAC